ATGTCACGCAGAAAGAAGATAAGCGAAAAGGAGGTATGCGACGGCTTAAGACGTCTTGCATTCGGCGAAATAACGGATGCAGTCAGCCTGCTTTTCGAGCCTGAGGAAAAAATACTCCAAAAGCTTAACACGCTTGATTTGTTTAACGTAAGCGAAATCAAGCGCCCAAAGGGAGGCGGAATGGAGATTAAATTTTTTGACAGGCTTAAGGCTATTGACAAAATCAGAGAAATGGTGAATGAGCAAACGGACAAGTCGCCGACCTCATTTTATGAGGCACTGGAAAAAAGTACGCAGGCGACTAAAAGGCATTATACGGAGGAATTTGATGAATAGATTTATCCCGTTTTCAAAAAAGCAACTTGCCGTTTTGAATTGGTGGTGCAATGGCAGTGACGTTAAAAATAAAAACGGAATAATCTGTGACGGCGCCGTAAGGTCAGGCAAAACGCTTTGTATGGGTATATCGTTTATTTGTTGGTCCTTTTATGCTTTTTGCGATACTTCGTTTGCCATTTGCGGGAAAACAATTTCTTCACTTAGGAGAAATGTTATTACTCCGCTTTTGCCGACGCTTAAAGAACTTGGTTTCAGCGTTGATTACAGGATTAGCAGGAATATGGTTACGATTTCAAGAGGCAATGTGACTAACCGTTATTATCTTTTCGGCGGCAGAGATGAATCAAGTGCATCACTCATTCAGGGTATGACTTTGGGTGGCGTTATGCTCGACGAGGTTGCGCTTATGCCGAGAAGTTTTGTTGAACAGGCGGTTGCAAGGTGCTCTCTTGAAAATTCAAAATACTTTTTCAACTGCAATCCGGAGCATCCTTATCATTGGTTTTATATGGAATGGATAAAAAAAGCCGAAGAAAAAAATGTTTTGTATATCCATTTCACTATGGACGACAATCCCTCTTTGTCTGAAAGCGTTAAAAAAAGATATAAAAGTCTTTATTCGGGCGCTTTTTATGAGCGATTTATTGAGGGAAAATGGGTCACGGCTCAAGGTCTTGTTTATCCTATGTTTTCACCTGAAAGGCACATAAAAAGGTGCGACGGCAGTTTTTCACGATATTATCTTTCGTGCGACTACGGAACGGTAAATCCTTTTTCTTTAGGCCTTTGGGGTGAGTGCGACGGCAAGTGGTATCGGCTTGATGAGTATTATTATTCAGGCAGAGACAACGGTATTCAGCTGACAGATGAGGAATATTACCGTGAGCTTGAAAGACTTGCGAACGGCAAGGATATAACAGCTTTGATTATTGACCCGTCAGCTGCATCTTTTATTCAAACTGTTTTAAGGCACAAAAAATTTCGTGTTATCAAAGCGAATAATGATGTTCTATCGGGTATTAACCTAGTGTGCCAGGCACTCAAGGATGGGGAGATATTTATATATCCCTGCTGTGCCGATGCAATAAGAGAATTTTCAATCTATCGCTGGGATGACAGTATAAAAAAGGATGCGGTTAAAAAAGAAAATGACCACGCAATGGATGATATACGATATTTTGTCGCTACTGTTTTGGGCAGAGAGGGACAAGGAAATTCGTTTGCGTCTTTTGCAATAGAAAGGAATTAGCTTTGAAAATTTTAGATTTAAGAAAAAAGAAAAGTCAAAATTCAAATGCTGCATGTGCGGTTCAAACGTCAATCGCTACAAATCATCCTTATTATAATCTTACAAGTTATATGCCGATTAACGGCGAATCGAGAGTATATGCCGAGCTTAGAAATGCGGTTCCTATTTTAGACGCCGCAATTAATAAAATTGTGCGACTTTGCGAAGGCTTTAGGTTTGATACAGGCAATGAAAAAATAAACGATATGATGAACTCGTATTTTGAGTCGATAAATGTCGGCGGAAACCAAAGAGGGATAACCTCTTTCGTTTCAAATTATCTTAATCAGCTTTTAACCTTCGGCACGGCAATAGGCGAAATAGTTATGTGCTCAGACGGGATATATGCGCTTTATAACAGCGAGCTTTCGTCAATTGAGCTTAAAAGGGCAAAAAACGGAATTGATGTCGATTTTTATAATAACGGCTCCAAAATCAATCAGCCGAATTTGATTTTATATTCTGTTTTAAATCCTAAGCCTTCCGATTTGTGCGGCACAAGTTTGCTTTCCGGTTTGCCGTTTGTAAGCAATATTTTGCTCGAAATTTATAATACAATCGGCGAAAATTGGAAGCATGCGGGAAATCTTCGATATTCTGTTATTTGCAAGCCGGATAAGGACAGCGCTTATTCAAACGCAAACGAAACGGCGCAAACCGTTGCAAATGCGTGGAAAGATGCCATGAATTCAAATACCGTTAAGGATTTTGTGGCAGTCGGGGATGTGAGCGTTAAGGTAATCGGTGCGGACAATGCTGTGCTTGACAGTGAAATTCCTGTAAGACAGCTTCTTGAACAGATTGTTGCAAAAACAGGGCTTCCGCCGTTTATGCTTGGCCTTAGTTGGTCGTCAACAGAGAGAATGAGCACGCAGCAGGCAGATATATTGACAAGCGAGCTTGAATCGTACAGACGTATTCTTGAACCTGTGATTAAGCAAATCGGCAATATGTATCTTGCAATGAATGCCTTGCCTTATGAGGCAAATATCGAATGGAAGAAAATTACACTTCAGGATGAATGTGACGAGGCTAAGGCGCAGCTTTATATGCAACAGGCAGAAAAAATAAGAAGGGAGATGGAAAATTGAGCTTTGGTTATGTAGAAAAAGGTTTTAGTCCGAGCACTGAGGACTTGAAAAAAATCAATAAGTATACAAGGCGTGAGTTTGACGCAGACAGTCTTTATGTTTTTACTGTTATTCTTTGCGATAACGACATAGACAGGGATTTTGAAAAATTTTCATTATCGGCGCTTAATGAACTTAAAACGCTTTTTGTCGGCAAAACGGGTATCAGCGACCATTCAATGAAATCGAGCGACCAAAAGGCACGTGTTTTTGAAACATGGATTGAAAAAGGCAATGGAACAACAACAGCCGACGGTGAGCCTTATTATATGCTAAAGGCAAAGGCTTATATGCTCAAAAACGAGGAAAACAAAGGATTTATTGACGAACTTGACGCAGGAATTAAAAAGGAAGTTTCAGTTTCCTGCTCATCAAAAAAAGCAACCTGTTCAATTTGCGGCAAGGATAAAAGGCAGTGCAGATGCGAACACGTTTCGGGCAAAGAATATAAGGGCAAAACCGCCTGCACAATTTTGTCAGATATCAGCGATGCGTATGAGTTCAGCTTTGTAGCCGTTCCTGCGCAAAGACAGGCAGGAGTTACAAAAGCATTTGAATTTACAAAGGAGAATAATATGGAGGATATTATTAAGACGCTCAAAAATATGAGCGACGATACTACGGTATCAAAATTTCAGCTTGATTCGCTTTTGAATTATGTTGATTCACTTGAGGATGAGGCAGAGCTTGGCAGAAAGTACAAGAAAAGCCTTGCAAACGAGGTTATAAAGCTTTGCGCCCAGGCTATGCCGGAGATGGATATTAAGGCCTTTTCCTCTGTGGCACAGGTTATGACCGCAAAGGAACTTTTGTCCTTTAAAGAAGCTTTCACAAAGAAAAACCGTGAAAGCACCGCTCATCTTCAAATTAAAAGTAATGACACAAAAACAAATAATACAGTAAATCAATTTAAATTATAATTAACGGAGGAATTAATTTATGTCATACGATAACATTAGAATTGAAAAAAGTTTATACACCACAGGTAAGTCTTTCACTCAGGCACTTGAGGCACTTGACCCGTCAGAAAACTACAAGGGCACATCTCTTGAAGGTCTTGATGCATACGAACGTCAGCTTAAAAGATTTGACATTAAGATTTCGGGCGAAAACTGCGATACTGTTTCAAAGTTTTTCCAAACTTCCGATTCAGCAGCTCTTTTTCCTGAATTTGTATCCCGTTCTATTAAGCTCGGTATGAGAGAGGCGTGCACCGTAGATAAAATCATTGCAACCACATCTTATATTGATTCGCTTGATTACAGGTCTATTTCGCTTGAAGATACAACTGATTTGGTCGACTTTATAAATGTTGCCGAGGGCAGTGCATTTTCAGATGTAAAGATTACTGTTAAAGACAAGCTTACCAAGCTTAAAAAATACGGCAAGATGATTTCCGCATCATATGAGGCAATCAAGTTCCAAAAGCTTGACCTTTTCTCAATCACACTTCGCAGAATCGGTGAAAATATGGTTTATTATGAGGCATACGATGCACTTGCAACAATTGACAAACCAACCGTAAATAAGATTACATATACCGGTGATACATTTACTTATGATAATCTTATTGATATTTACACAATGATGAAGCCTTACAATCTTACAACAATACTTGTTGACCCTAAGTCATTTGCAAGACTTCTTAAATTACCTGAAATGAGAGATGCAAACGCAGGTCTTGATTTTCACGGCACAGGCAGAATGGTTACTCCTTTCGGTGCAGAGGTTTATTGCTTAAAGGAAATGGATTCCGATACCCTTATTGCAATTGATAAAAACTATGCGTTTGAAAGAGTAATTGCGTCAGACATTACAACAGATTTTGACAAGCTTATCGACCGTCAGATTGAAAGAGCAACAGTATCTACAATTGTTGGTTTCTCAAACATTTTCCCTGATGCCGTTGCTATGCTTGTTAAGGCAAAATAAGGTGATTTATTATGACTGATTTAAGTAAAATTAAAGCGGAATTTATCACTCTTTCGTCTTTGAGTGAGGAAGATGCGGGAAAATATCAATCGCTTATCGAAATGGAATGTGAATATATAAATTCACTTTTAAAAAGCAGTGATGACGAAAATAATTCCTGCGTAATATTTCTTTGCGCTGCAAAGGCTTATTATCGATATATGCTTACTAATCAGTCAGACGGTATCACTTCGTTTAAGGCAGGAGATGTGTCATATTCGCTTGACACGTCTTCTGCGCTTGAAAATGCAAGGGCAATATACAATTTTGCTCTTGAGCAGTGTGCCTCGCTGATTAAAAACAATCATTTTGCTTTTGAGGCGGTGTAATATGAGAAGCGGATATATTATAAAAAATCATCTTGATAAAATCGGAATTGAGGCAACGCTTTATGACGGAGAATGGAACTCAATGCCGTTTAAATGCACCGTAAATCCCTTGTGGCGAAAAAAGAGCAGTGCATTTGACGATGATGTTACGGAACTTGGAACAAATGAAGCGAGATATCATTTGTATCTTGGTCCGAAAACGCACAATGTTATGGAAATAAGCGATAACGGATATTTGCAAACTTCGTCGGGCAAGTATAAATTTTTGAGAAAAGATGCAGTGAAAATAAACGACGAGGTTATTTATTATACAGGCATTTTAAGAGAAATTAAGGAGGCAGTATACGATGAATATTAATGATTTTATAATCACTTTTGCAAAAGCTCTTAAAGCTGATTATTTTTTTAAAAATATTAAAATCATCAAGCCTTTTGAAAATGTATCTTATGCCGGTGAAATAAAAAATACGTTTGTTTGTGTCGGTCTTGACGAGATGGAAATTACGCCGATAGAGCTTGGCGATGATACAAAATATGCAAATGTCAAAATTAAGGTCGGTATATTTACCGAGAAAAATAATTCTGCTTTTGCAAAGGATGTGTTTTTAAATATTTGCAGAGTAAGCCAAAAATTTAATATTACTTCAATAAAAGCGCAGCCTCTTGAATATGTAAAGCAAGCCAAGGGATATAGGCTTAACGGCTATTTTTCATTTGGCACAAATATTGATTTCGGAGGTGAAAGCGGTGAATGAGGAATATGAACAGGCGGAAAATATAAGCGAAATTATCCGTCTTGATAAAAATCGATATGATAAATCCGCAGGTGAATAATGAAAGAATTTAAAATGAGATTTAAGGATTTTGTGTTTGATACAAATCCGTCATATATTCAGGTTATTACCTCTCGTGATGTTTCAAACACTTCTGTCTATGAAGGAAAAGGGATTACTCAGGATATATCACAAAAACCGATTATCGTTAAAGGAAAGGGCGCTTTTTTCTCAGACGATGCAGACGAAAAATGCGCTCACTTGTCATATCTTTTAAGGCAGGGAGGCGCAGGCGAACTTCATTGCCCGTCGCTTTATCCTATTGAGGCAATTTTTACCGAGTTTAAGTATGATTCAAGTGCAACGCTTGGTAAAATCGAGTATGAATTTGAGTTTACTCAGGTGTGTGATGATAAAAAGGAAATTGCTCCTCTCGATTATATTGTTGCATACGATGGGGATACTGCTTTTGATATTGCGGCAAGGGCAAATATGAGCGTTGACGAAATTATGCAATTAAATGATATAGAAAGTCCGTTTTCAATAAAGAAAGGTGATCGGGTGAAGCTGAGATGAAAATTGTTTTAGTGACAACGTTGGGAAAGGAAATAATACCAAGCGGTATTGTTTCAGCCGTTTTAACACAGACGGCAGAGGTTGCTTGCGACAGTCTAAGCATTAAAATTATCGGCGGCAAATCGCTTGATGAAATTGAGAGAGTATATGCTTATAAAAATAACAAACTAATATTTAACGGCTATTGCGATTGCCAGAGGACAACTGCTGATGAAAGAGGATTTGAAACATATATTTATGCACGTTCAAGCGCCTGCCTTTTGGTTGACAACGATGCTTTCGCTTATACATATAATCGTCCGAGTGCTCAAAGTCTGTTTGACGCTTATGCAAAACCGTTCGGCTTTTCTTATAAGCTTGACGATATTTGCACGTTTAAAAAATATGAAGTTTCAAGCGGCTCATCGCTTTACGGTGCTATCAATTTGCTTGTTTCAACAATTACCGGCAATTCAATAAGGATTAATGCCGATAACGAAATTTTTATGTTGAAACCGAGCGAAAATATATTAAGCCTTAATGATTTTTCAGTGATTTCGGCCAAAAGCATAATAAATCGAAGCGAACCGATTTCGGCAGTTAATTATAAAAAGGAATTTTCGTATCTTTACGATTGCCACACCTATTCGCAGCTTGCTGAAAAATTAGGATTTTCAAGGCAAAGATATGTAAATCTTGCGGCGCTTCCGAGTTGGCAGAGAAATTATAAAATTTCTAAAATGCTCAAAGATTCGTTCAAGGATTATAAGCGCCTTGAAATAACGCTTAAAGGTTATGTTGAAAGCGAGCTTTTACAGCGCTTTGATTACAGTGGTAAACTTGGTGATTTTAATGATTATCTGCTTTTTGAGAAGGTTTATTCCATTGATGAAAACGCTGAGCAAACAAAGCTTATTTTAAGAAAAAATATCGATATCTCGGAGGTAAATTATGTGGATTAGCAAGCAGATTATTAAAGAACAAAAAGTACCTGCAGTTGAATGCGGTAAGGTTACTATGAGCTCAAAAGGTGCTGTTGAGGCAACCTCAACAGGCGTTGAAAGAAATGTTAATTTTTACTCTCCCTACGGCTACAATTTTTGTGTACCTAAGGGTGAAAGGCTTTTGCTTACTCAAGGCGGAGGAGAGCAGGTTTGCATAGGAGTTGAAAACGACAGTTCAAATGTTGAATACGGAGAAATTAAAATCACGTCTCTTTCCGGTGCATATATTCACCTCAAAAATGACGGAAGCATAGTGATAAACGGATTGGTTATATCAAAGGAGGGCAAAATTATTGAGTGATATTAATGAAAAAACAACCGATATTATTAATTTGTGCCGCTCGGCTGTTTATTGCGAAAAAGGAGAATTCTATCCCGACAAAAATTTCGGCAGCAGAATACACGAGGCAAAAGGAAACGAAAGGCTTATGCTGTCGTTTATCAGAATGGCTTTATCAAAGCTTGACGGGGTATATGTTAAAAATGTTACATATACCAAAAACGATAATTTAATTACAGTTGATGTTCTTATTAATAATGAGGAAAGGCAGGTGTACGTTGTAATATGAAGTCTACATATAATGAAATTTTGCAGAATATGAAAGCTGCTTACAATAAAGAAATTGGCAGGGAAATTGCTGAAAATTCTATTGATGAAAAAAAGCTTGAAGCAATTGCAAGCGAACTTTACGGCTTGTCATGCTACGGCGATTTTATTTTAAAGCAAGCGTTTGTTCAAACTGCAACGGGAGAGTATCTTGACCGTCACGGTGCGTTGCGTGATTGCAAAAGAAAGCTCGGTACTAAAGCAAAGGGTACGCTTACATTTGGCATTAATGAAGCAATTGCAAGCGATATAGTTATTGAAAAGGGAACTGTTTGCTCAAAACCGAATTATCCGCTTATTCAGTATTCAACAGATGAAACGGTTATTCTTAAAGCGGGCAATACAAGTATATCGGTTTCCTGTACCGCTTTGGGAAACGGAGAAAAATACAACTTAGAGGACGACAATTTACTGACTCTTGTTAATCCTCCGTCGGGGATTGAATATGCGTTTAATGCGTATCCGATAACAGGTGGAAGCGATGACGAAAGCGACGGCTCGTTTAGAAAAAGAATTATGTCAACATTTAAAATTCCGCTTAATTATTTTAATAAAAGTTCAATTGAACTTGAAATTAAAAACATTGGCAATATTAAAGATTGCTCAATAAAGCAAAGCGACACCCCCGGAAGCGTAAGGGTAATTGTTTCTTGCCCCGGAGAACTCACGAGTGAAGAATTGGAAGGTATCAAAAAAGCATTTCCACAAATTGAACTGTTTGGCGTTAAAATTCGTTTTGAGTATGCCAAAAAGACACATGTATCGATAAAGGTCAAGGCTAATGTTGACAGTATTTCTGATGAGGCGTCACAAAAGCAAGAAATATATGATAACATTTATGAAATTTTAACACGCAATAAAATAAACTATAATATTTCACTTGATGAGATTAGAAAGGCGGCGCTGAAAATCGACAGCGTTCAAAGCGTTGAAATAAGCGGAACAAATGTTTTGGGCGATTGTATTCTTTGCGACGGCGACGGCTATATTCTTCTCGACAATTTGGAGGTCGAACTTTATGAATGTTAGCAATACACGCATTTACAGGCTTTCGTCGCTTTTGTCTGCGCTTAATTTGAACGTAAGAAGAAACGGATTCAATTATGCCATGATTAAAGCTATTGATGCGGGAATGACGCTTGTGGAAGAATATTTTGATAAAATACTTTCTGAAGTGTTTTTCGATTCGGCTAAAAATTACGGCATTAAAATGATGTGCGATTTACTTGATTTGGATGAGATTAACTATGAGAATGTTCAAAAAGGCTTATCGCAAGGTTTTGTTAAATATAAATATGATGAATTTAAAGAGGAATGTTTGAAAACTTTTGATAAAAATATGACGTTTAGCGTATCGAATTTTGTTTTTTTTGCCGGTGGCAGTAAAGAGTCTTTTTTATCGCAAGTTTTAAAAAATATTTCTTATTTTGAAAAATATATTTGTCCCGGTGTTGTTATGCAGGCGAATGAGTGTATTTATGATTTCGATGCGCTTGATGCGCTTGATTATAATGCAGACGATTGGGATAAAATTGCAAAAATATCATTTAATTTTATAGACAGTTTAGGAGGTGCACAATGAGCAGCACAAATAAAACAGAAATAGGGCTTAATCTTTGGCTCGGTGGGGACAAACCTAAAAGAGAAGATTTTTGTAATGATAATTTGATTATCGATAAGCAAATTATAGACCATAAAAACGATATGTCCTGCCACGTGTCTGAGGAGGAAAGGAACAAATGGAATACGAATGTTTATTGCAATATTTATTATGGCAATAATGAAAGTGTTCGTGAAATTGCAACCGCTTGCCCATTTGATCCGAGCGCAGTTATTATTTTCCCGACAGGCGTTACCCCTCACGTTTGGGATGCGCCAAATAGCAAAGACTATATTTATACGGCTTACGGCTCTACCTTTGGTACTACAAACGGTTTGCGTTTTAGAGATGACAGAAAAACTCTTAAAGTTTCTCAAAACCTTAAGGGTATTATGAACGAAGTTGTTTGTCTTAATGAGTCGGGTGTTGCATATTGCTATGTTTGTATAAGGTAGGTGCTAACACGTAATGAAAAAGCAATGGAAGAAATTCTTTCATTGCTTTTTGCCTTGTATGTTGAAAAGTAGTTGAATTTCTCTTGACTTTTTTCTTTTTTTCGTATATACTCTTGTTTGTTGCATGTCAGTGCTTCAACTTAATATTTCGAGGTGTAGCTCAGCTTGGTAGAGCGCTGCGTTCGGGACGCAGAGGCCGCAAGTTCAAGTCTTGTCACCTCGACCAAAAGGGCTACTTTTCAGTAGCCCTTGTTTTATACCTTAAAGTGCAAAAAACCGCCATTTTAGGCGGTTTTCTTATTTTTATATGTTGTTATTTGTTTTTTACAAAACGAATATTGTAGGGCTAATTGCTCCCTTTGTTGCTCCCCTCTCGTTATTTTAGAAGCCTTAATATATTAATCAGTTTTAAATAAACAATTTATTTTTTTATAAATTTTAAAAAAAGTCTTGACATTGTACGCATTGCGTGCTATAATGTAATTAAAGAAAGGGGGTTGATACCAATGAGACGAAATAAAAAAGCCAAGTCAAAAAAAGAAGTACATAAAGTTGACTGGAACACAATTTTAGCAACTTCTTTAATGGACTTGGTTGTCGGAACTATCTTAATCATAATTGATAAATTGATTAAATAGTTTTAGACAAAAGGCTTGGGGCGAAAGCCCCTTGCCTTTCATAAACATTATATATTAAAATTAGTGAGGTGTCAATATGAATAATTTTTTATCATCACTTGGTATTGTTTTAGTTATTTTTGGTACTGTAAAACTTATTGCTTACCTTATTAATAGAATAAGGTCACAATCAAAATAAATATATTCAGGAGCACAACAATGGAATTAAAAGAAATTAGAAAATTTATGAAATTTACTCAACAAGATATAACAGATTTATTTGGTATTCCAAGACGAACATTTCAGGATTGGGAGCTTGGAAACAGAAAATGTCCTGATTGGTGCAAAAATCTTGTTATCGAAAAAATGCTTAATTATAAAAAAGATGATTACATTACATTATATAAAATCGACGATATTTCAAGAGAAGAAGCAAAAAACGCATATTTAGGCTGCGTATATGATGAAGCAGTAGAAACTTTTAATAAATTATGTCAAAGTATCGACGATTCACGCCCCGAAAATTTCATAGATATAAAATTGTATCGAATTCCAATTGATTTTGATATCACAAACAAAGAACAACTATTTAATGCTTTATCGGCTAAAACAGGATATCAATTAAGCTCATTTTAAAAACATCAAAACGCCCTCGGCTGAGTGACCGAGGGCGTTTTGATTGAGATACGTAGCTTTTGGCATCGGACTACGTAACATTATAATATCATTTAATATTATGCTTTGTCAATAATTTATTTATAGGAATTAATCTTAGCATAAGCTACTCTGCCGGTCTTAACAGCCTTAACCTTATCAACGCTTGCGCTGATATGTTTTTGCACAATTATTTCAGTATGTGGCAGATACTCGTATTTAATTCCTGTAAGGTTTTGATTTTTGTAAAGATATGTTTTACCTTTAAGCCTGTAGTGCTTGCCTACCGTTGTTTTATAGCTTACTTTCTTCGGCTTATCGGCTACAACCTTTGTGTTTGAAAGATAAGCAGCGCTTACCCAACCTTTAGCCGGAACGGTAATATAAGACCACGAGCCACTTACTTTGGTAACAGTAACCTTTGTGCCTTTCTTGAGCTGAGTTAAGACCTTTGATGATTTATCAGCTTTAGCTCTGACATTAAGTGACTGTGACTTAGTAGCTACATACTTTGTAACCGACTTCTTTACTTTTGATTTTTTCTTTTTATAGTCATTCGAGAACACCCAATAATTAACGGTGTTGCCGTATTTCTTAAAATTTTGCTCACTGACGAAAACAGTGTTACCACTAAGCTTAGCACCTGCAGCCTTTCTGCTCGGTGTGCTAAATTTTCCAACATAAGAATAAGGGTCGTAAACGGATATAGTACCACTATTATAGCCAACAAGCACAATGTAGTGGCCGGATGTAGTGAATAAACCGTAATTACAAGAGGCAACGATAAAATAATCAGATACGCCGTCCTTGTTTTTATCCTTCTTCAAATAGTTTAAGGCTTTATCAATATTAGAAGTTGTAGCATATTTCTTAAAATTAAAATAGTCAGCCACAAAAGACCAAGCCGACCACGCAGTTCCGTTTGACTTAGTTCGATAACCGTTATCAACAAAAAGCTTTGCCATAGTTGTTGGTAATATCGCACCTTTTGAGGAGCTTACAACCATTGCCGCCGAAGTTGGACCGCAACCACTTGATTTAATCGTTTGCGTTTTATTGTTTGAGCTTGTATAAGGTTTTTTCGCCCACCTGCTGTCAGCCTGATTATAATATGTAAGACCTTTGCAAGCGCCAAGAAGTGCTTTACCTTTCCCGGTATTAGTACCGTCATAAGAAATATTTTCTTGTTCAATAACGGCATCCTGCTCAATTAAGCTTTCATCAACAACAGTGCTTTCGGATTTAGGTTTTGCGATAATAGGCTCATCAGTGCCGATATCCTCGCCGTTTTCAACTTCGTCCTTAGTTTTCTCTGCTTCTTTCTTAACATCAGCAGAAATAGTAACTTCGGGTTCGGCTGTTTGCTCAACGGTAGTCGTTTCTGTCGGTTTTGTTGTGCTTTCGATATTTGATTTATTACAACCGCAAAAAATTGATGTAATCAAAAGCAACGACATTATCACGGACATTATAGCTTTATTTCTTTTCATTGTTCTTAACCTCTTCCTCAATTTCTAAAAATGATTTAATAGCGTTTTTTACAGATTCAAATACTCTTTTGAAAAGTTTGTCGTAGCCGTACATTGCACCGTAAGCAATAAAGAACGAGCCGACGACAGCGCCGACAATTATGTACCAAACGAGTTTGAACGGCACAATCTGACTTGCCGCAATGACTGTAACAAGGGTTAAAATCAAGGAAACACCGAATACAATCAAATTATAAACGATATTTTCCTTATCCTTAAATACGGATTTGATAATTTCAGTGATAATTTGCACGGCTAAAATAAGCAGTGCAACGATAATAAGCGATATACATAATGTTTTCATTGTTTTTTACTCCTTTATTTTGTGAAATGTTCTTTACATACCTGTTCGAGGTCGTCTATCCTGTGATTCGCAACCTTAATATCGTTTTGAATAAGCGGAATTCTCTCGGCGAAATTATTATGCTTATCCACTTTCCTTTCAAGCTGTTCAATTCGATAATTTGTAAGCTTTGAAGCGGTAATAATTCCGCCGAATGTACCGATAAGCGTTCCCACTAAGCTTACAAGCGCTACTGCTATTGTATCTGTCATATCATCACCTCTTTGTCTTATGCAAGTTTCCAATTCTTGGAAGCTATAGCACTTTTCTGTTCGTCCGTCAATTTTGACTTCACATCTGTGTGTAGTGTTAATGTTCGTTGGCTTGTAACTGTTGCCAAGCCATCTATAATATTTTGGATTGATGCATCTGTCAATAGTGGTGAATTACCAAAAGAAATACTAAATTTAATGCTTTCAGGAACAATTTCAACATCTTCTAATGCTGAACATCCTGCAAATGTTTCACTAAAACATTCAGTATATGCGCCATCTGCTGCGTTGGTAAAATCAAGTGTCTTAATTGATTTTAAACTTGTACAATTTTTAAAAGCACGAATACACCATCTAACTATTGAAATATCTAAATCGATGCTTTCTAAAGCTGTGCAACCATTTACAAAATCTGTAAGATTATAAAAATGACTTGTGTCAACCATTGTTTTGTTAAGAATCGTAAGTGAAATACAATTTTGAAACATACTTGGCGCATTGATTTGCGCAGCGGAATTCATATTAATTAATTTAACCTGAGCACTTGTTAATTTTGAACAGCCATTAAATAAATTAAATAGTTCTGTAACTGCACTACAATCCAATGTTAGAAACTTTTCCAAGTTTGAGCATCCATAAAACATTCCTTCCATAGTTGTTACTTTAGGCATATTTAGATTAGATACGGCTGTTAATTTTGAACAGTTTTGAAAAAGTCCTTTTGCTGTTGTAGCTTTAGAAAAACTTAAATTAGGCACTTTAGTAATTTGTGTTTCACCAAAAGCCCACGCTGCACTTGTAACATTGGGAAAGTTTAAATCCTCCGTACCCAAATCTGATAAAGGGCACGACCAAAACATTTCACTCACATTAGTGATAGTTTCGTGATTAAACTTCGGCAATTGAGTGATTTTTGAGCCATAGCCAAACATTCCAAAGCCGTTTGTTATACTGTCAAAACTGAATTTTTGAACCACATCATCCGTCACTCTTGTATTCCTAAATGCATTAGTAAAATCTAAGCCTTTTGAAAAATCGCCTGTATTTATTACATTGATTAAATTAGAGCAATTATAAAAAATACTATTAAAATTTGTACCGTTGCTTGTGTTTATGTTCGCTTCCGTCAAATTAGTACATTCCGAAAAAGCTCCACTCCAATCAATTATTTCAAGGCATTTACTATTCATAAAACGTGGGAAATAGTATAATCTCTTATTACCGGCAAACGCTTTGGGATTACTTTTTCCAAAACCAATAGTATTTAAAGCCCAAAATAGTTTATGATTTTCGTAATAGTCATTTGAAAATGGATAAGTGAAACTTCCATTACTTGTAATTCTATTTTCTTCACTTACAAATGCGACAGAATTTTCAATAATATACGGATAATATGTCTGCGTTTTTCCGCTTACATCTGTAATTTTTACATATGATATATCCTTATATAAACAACCGCCTGTGTGAGGTGAACGAAAGATATTCAAATTGCCTAATGCACTCAAATTACTCCACGTTATTTCATTTTCAGATTGAGTTTCATCTATAAATAATCTGTTATTTTCGATTTTAGCGATATGCCAATCAGTATCAAACGGTATTCTTATTTGAGCAGTAGATGAAACAGAAAATTGAAGCATTGAATTATAATAGCCCAACAAAAATGTATTCGAATTATTTTTCCAATTTCCACAAACCCAAGACTCACCGCTCGGTCTGTCAGTAAATCTGTATTTAATTTCAATACCTCGGATATCGATTATACTTTGTGGCAGCTCAAAATATGAATTATCAGAATTTGCTGTAAGGTAAGGAAGTTTTATTGTTGCGACGTCGTTCCCGTTGTCGCCAACTTGAATATCTTGCACCTTTTGCACCAATTCATCTAAAGACAGATTATCTGTTGCTCCTGATTTAGATTTAATAGTATCAGCAAGAGTATCAAGCTTTGATTTACTTATAATAATCACTTTATCACTCATTAGCAGTCACCTCATTTGCCTCGGCTGTTGTCGAAGTGCCGTATTTTAAGTTATCGCCGTTCTCAATATCAAGAGACAATACGCCATTTTCGAACTTTAGTCCGTCGCCGAGCGTAACCGCTCTGAATTCGGGACGTCCGTATTCTTTTGGAATCGAATATACAAGTCCGCCGGTTCTTCTGCAGGGAAGGTCACATAAATAATCGCCAATCTCGTCAGCAGTACCCTTAGCGCCTTCTACCATTTCCCAGAAGGTTGTATCGTATTCAGTGGCATCTATGGCGAATCCTAACTGCCCCGACCATATGTCAATAGAACTATATTTATAATCGTAGTCATCAGGGATATTCTTACCAATATCACCGATATAAACGATGTCGCATAAGCAGTCTGTTTCTGTTTTGCTGAATTTTAGGTAAATGGTGTCTCCTTTGTTTACCTTGATTTCAAGAGGTGTAAAGTCTGCCACAGCTCTCGGATGACCTAAGCGGAAAATTCCGTTAGCATATATGTTGTATTTGCCGCTTACTTTTATGGTATTTCCGAGTCCTGTACTGTCGAGAGTCATTGTTTTAAGAAGAGCGTTTCTTGCAAAAAGCGATAACAATTCGGTAGTTGTTTTTTTAGTTGACGGGCTTGTATAACTTATGGAGTAAATACCTAAATTGCTAAGCATATCTTTAGTTTCTTGGGTGGTGATATGGTTGCAATCGGAATTAAACCAATCTCCAGTGCTCATATCTTGAATGTAATAGGTATTATATGAGTCGGACACTTGAGCTTCGCCGCCGGTACCGGTAAGAATAAGAATGCCTGCGTATAAGTTTACAAGCACACTTCCGTCCTCTTTTTTGCAATTTATGCCACTGTTAACGAAGTATAAACTGCTTTCCTTAAGGTCACTTACCTTGAAATCTTTGCTTAGAATAGTGATAGGTTGGTTTTGGAGAGCGGTGTAATCTGCGACTGTGAGAATATCCGCAATGCTTTTTTGCGCTGTTTTCCCATTAAAAACGCCCAACAAGGTATCATCCTTGTTAGGCGCTCCGATTGATTTAATTATATCCGATATTTTTTTTAGTTTCATTTTGTTGCCTCCTTAATATACAGCAGGATAAGTAGCTGAAAAGCGAATATGCGTAGCCTGCGGAATAGAAAGAGAGCCAAACGAATAAAAAATCGCCTGACCGTCAGGATTTATTGCCACAGTAAATATTTCCTTATTACTTGCAATACCTATAACTGATAGCTGATTTGCAGGTCGCATACCGACAGGCAACGTCAATATTGCATCCCCTGCTTGCGCATCGCCGTTTACGTCCTTATTAATTTGACAAGTAACCGTAAGTGTAACTATTCCGTTTTTACGATAAAATTGACAATTGTAAAAATTATAAAATACAGCGCCGAAAGCAACTTGTGATTTATAATCTTGAAGAGGCTCAATTCCTATTTTTTTCAATGATGATACGCCTGTACCTCCTCGTTCAACACCTAACACGCCCGATGTTATATCAACAGTAGAATGAACGTGAGTTGCCTTCGCAGCACCGATAGTATCGCATTTTATATTATGAGGATTGTTTGCATTTGTGTGCTCGGCAAAATCAGATGCAGGGGCGTAATCTTCAAATTCATCAAGCGTAATCGTTACGTTTAAATCATCGGAATAATTTATCCCTATTTGGCAGATATATTTATTCAAAGTGTTGTTAGAAGTATATGATGGAATGTGGTTAGCGGTGTCTTTGCTGTTATAGCCGTATAAAACCATACCGCTTTCAGTATTTCCGTCGTTTTTAGTGACTGTTGCAAAATATCCGATTTCAGTCCAAAAGAAATCGGAAGATACTTTTTTATTATCAAATTGAAATTTCAAATTTAGAGTGTCATCAATTCGTTTTTGTGAGATAGCCTTTGTGTTCAATTTAGTATCAGCTAATGCAGTTACCTTTGAAAAATCCGTCGGCGGCTTTTCAGCTCCGCCGATTTTAATTACATTAAATGCAATACTGCCGCCGGCTAAACCGTGAATAAGCGCGGCTTTTCCGAATTCAGTCAAATAAAATTCAAAAGCCATATTTATTCCTCCTCAATAAAAATGTTTCCTTCGTCGTCAACAAGAATAGAGTCATCAAGTGCAATGAAGGTAGTACCGCTAAAATCATCATTAATTATCGCAGTACCTATATTTGTTTCGATTTGTACTCCTGCTGCTATTGAGCAGGAAAGTTTTTTATCATAATTCGATGAGTTAAGTATTTCAATTGCTTCGAGTGAAGAACGAACATTTTTGATTTTTTCGATTTTATTCTTAATATCGTTTAATAGTTTTTCGTCAACTTCTCTATTTTCAGTAATGTTAAGGAAAATTTTGAAGTTATATGGATTACCGTCATAGTCATACCATTCGGCGACGTCAGCTTCTTCATTAAGAGTATTAAGATATTCCTTGACGATATTAGTTGTGCCGATTTTTTGATACGTAAGCATAGTCGATTTGACAAGATTTCTTTTCATTTCCAAATCGAAGGTATCATCATAATAAGGCGTTCTGTATTCGCAAGCGAGGTAATCTATAATTTTTTCGCTAACATTGTTTAAATTTACAGTGAAATTAACATTGTCAATGTATTTTTGCAAAAGATATAGCGAAAAAGTAACCACATTATTAAGTGCCTTAATTTCAACAGTATCAAAACTTGACGGCAATAAATCGGACAATTTAACATCGAGTAAATTAATCATCCTCAATACCTCCGTAAGTTATACTTCTATTATCAAGCTGCGGTACTTCCGCTTGATTGCAAGCTTGATAAAGCGGCGATGATATAGCTACTCTTTTTGCCCCAGCGGCTATGATTTTTTCAATCAATTTATCCGGGTTGATATCTCGACCAATTTTAGAATTTTGCCACAATATATATTCGTTAATGGCTTTTTCAACATTCTTTTGAATTAAGAGTGCCTTAGACCGGTCGGATTTGTTGAAATAATACGTCAAATTTATATCATATTTCTTTACACTCGGCGCAGCAACAACAACCTTATCTGTAAGTGTTTTTATGCTGTTGCTATTCAAATATTCTTGAAGCTGAGTAATCAATTCTTCTTCAGGAATAACTCCGTTTTTCAACAGCACAATAATATTTACAACCGCCGAGCCTACATCGGACGTGGCAATTACGTCAGCTATATCATTTGAAAACAATTTACAATGATATATATACGCATCTGCCGAGCCTGTGGTGGTATAAGAAGACGGTGCAAGAAACACTCGTTCTCTTAGGCTATCATCGTCCTCATCGTCTGTACCGCCTGTTGAAATTGATATATTCACGACATCATCAATATAGCTTATCGGGTCAACCAGAGTGTTAAGTTCGCCAATTTGAATATTGTTTCCAATCGTTCCTGCCTCGGTGCATACACAGGAAATAACTATGTCGGTTTTTCCTGCTGCAATTTCTTCGGAATTTTGTGTTTCAAAATAGATATCCGAGTCGTTTGATACTCTCGTTCCCTTAGGAATGAGAGTAGATGAACTTCGTGCAGTTTCAAGCGAAAATTTAATATTTACAGTTGCTGCTTTTGCCGTTTTTCTCACAACGCCTTTTTCGGCCGCTTTATTATCAAGATATTCGCCATACGCATATTTAAGGGTATTCTGCTTACCTGCACGGTCAATACATTGCAAATTTTGATAAAGGATAAGTGCAATTGAATTAATAATAATCCTGAATTTATCTGCTTGCGGTAAAACATATTTGTTGCCTGTTATTGCTGTTATTGAATTTTCATATTCACTAACAAGCCTTTTTTGTATTTCACCGATTGTCATATCATCGATAAAGCTTATTTCGGGCAAGTTTTGCAATTCTTCAATCATTCTTCATCCTCCTCGATATCTTCTTCGTCAAATTCGTCGGCATCGTAATCATCCTCGTCGGCATAATAAAAGTCGTCTTCGTCCGTTGTTAAATTGTCCTCATCCTCCGCATCTTCTTTCGCCGCATAATCTTCGTTATAGCCCACCTTAATAATCGGTGTGAGCGTTCCGTCGTCGGCAGAAGAAAACTCTACCGAATTAACGGTTAATTGAGGAATATATTTTTCAACCTTTTCCATAATTTCAACGCTTAATAAAGCTGTGGCAACGTCAGGAGGCTTGGAAAGACAAGCACTGTCAATGCCAAAATCACGGTCAAGAGGTATCGTACCGGCAATAGTTGAGCATAATGTGGATATCTGTTCTTGATACGATTTGATGATTTCTTCGCTTGTATTATTTAAAATTACATTGCTTGATAAATTCATCATCGATACTCCTTAAATGATAAAGACAGGGTAAGTCTTTGGACTTTTCCTGCATTTGTAATAATGTCATATTCTTCGCTTATGTCCGTTAGCACAAATTTATTACTTGAAATAGCTTTTCCTGCAATAACAAGCTTTGCTGCCGTTCCATTATTAAGAGCCTTGTGGAATTTTTCGGCTTGCTGCGTCGGTTTCACGCCGAGCGTTGCATCAAGAATAATTTTGCACTCGACTGCAATTTGGTCCATTCCTTGAAATTCCATTTTAGGCGTTTTGCCAATAATATCGTGAGTCGCCCAACGGCTTGAACGCTTCACATTAATATCAGTAGGCGAGAATATTTTTTGGCTTGAAACCTTGAATACAATTCCGTTCCAAGAGCCTATTGAGTTACTCATTTGCCTTTACCTCTTTTTCAATAGGTGTTTCGCTAACGACCTTTATATTCGGTGCTTTAATTGTCAAAGTGTTATTTTCAAACAGTATGTAAGCTTCAGGCGATAGCTCTTTAAAATAAACACCTTTTCCCGAATGCAGCGGTTTGTTTGTTTCATTCCAAAATGAGCCGAGAATTAAGCCGATTGATGAGCCATTCGACAAATAAGCGACAGCAACATAATCATCTGCTTTCGGCATCTTATATTCGCCGTTGAAGGAAAGACAGGGCATTTTTGCAGTAACTGCATTGCTTTCCTCCTCATATATCACGCTTACCATTCCTGTTTTATAATTCACTGTTGATACTTTTCCGATTCTTAAATCCATAAGCATTCACCTTATTTCTTTTTCTTAGGTTTAGGAAGTCTTTGAACGATTTTGTAGCACTCAAGGGTCACCTCATAACCGTTATTAGGTGAGCAATTATGCTTAACCTCTTTAATGGAATACTTACCGTTCAATTTTCCGAAGCCTGTAAGCTTAATATTTGCAGTTGCAATAAGCTTTGGGTCGGGTAGGGTAGTAAAGCTTATTGTAGTTGCTTCTTCGTTAGAGTTATTAACGGCAGCATAAGCTCTTTTAAGCGCATCTGCTTTGTTGCTTGCTTCGCCCTGAGACGTGAGCCACCTGCTGCCTTTACCGACTTTAACTTTTATTGTTTTATTTGTTTTAGGGTTAGTATAAGAAAATTTGCACCCGGTATAAGTTCCCGAAACGGTAGTGTTAAAGTTCCAATTTGAAACCTCTTTTTCATCAATTGTTTTTACAGCTTTCTTTTTTTCATATTTAGCCTTGGAATATATAACAAGCTTGCTTGAATAAATCTTGATGCCATAAGCGTAAGCCTCACATAACGATTTCAGAAAAGAGCCGTCCTCGGTTTTCTTCTGTTCAATATTTTTAATCTTGACAGTACCGCCGTCATAAACAAGTTTCATTTTATATCGCTTTGCGATTTTCCTTGCAATTTGCTTCAGTGTTACATTTTTCCAAGTTTTTGTTCGCTGTTTTGTCGAAAAAGAGCTGTTGGCAGGTTTCGACACCATATTTATTTTCGCCGTAAGCGGTCTGCCCGATATTGAAAAATCGTCAATAACAAATTTGCCGCAATTAAGCGTTTTTTTGTCTTTATCCTTTTTCCAATTGTAAGTGTTGATTTTCAGTTGATATTTTTCGCCTTTTTTCGGCAACCAACTGTTTAAAAATTTCTTATCAATGTTGGATAAGGTAATTGATGCGCTGTCGCTTTCGCCGCTTGCAACATCCGTATATTCAAGAGATTCGCAATAATCGGTCATAAGTCGGTCTTTTTTAGAAGTTTTGCCGAGTTTTTTTATACTCACGGTCGATTTTCGTGGTTCACTCAATCGTCAGACCTCCAATCAGGATATGTATCTTCTCCTTCACTTTCAACCAAAGAAAGAGCCGGAGCGGATAATTCCACCCCGGCAGAAAATATGCAGATATCAAGCTTTGAAGGATTATTTTTCATCAATATGTCAACATACTTTTCATCATTATAAACCTTTTTGGCAATAATATCCCAAGTATCGCCTAATACGGTTGTATAAGTTGTGTTATCCATAAGTTCTCCTTAAAGCCGAATTCGTTTTTTCTTTTTAAGATATTCATTCATAAATCTTTCAAACTCTGCTTGGCTCATTTTTACAGCTTCCTTAACGTCATTCTTGTCGGCATTGCCTTGAATTATAATCTGCGGCGAAAAAATGATAGTCGGTGTATCACCGTTATTATCATTGCCGTCGCCCTTATTTCCGCCCTCAATCTTATTAGCAAGCTCGGCAATTCGGTTACTCATCACCGAGAAATTAGGATTGAGTGTGTTTGACAGATTATTCCACAGACTGTTAAGAGGAAGTATAGCCTCTGCTCCTGCTTCGCCTACAAGGTGATTTGCACCGTTGATTGACGGAATAACAGTAGGTGACGTAAACACACCGCCTGCTGCGTGCGCTGCCTGAATTGTCGGAACGATTGTAGAGCGTGGAAAAATACCGCCGCTTGCGTGTGGTTTTGCTCCTGAGCTTGAAGCGGAAACATTCGCTGTTATTTTCCTTGAAAAAATACTTTTAACGCTCTTAAAGATATTTTTAACAGTCGCAATCAAAGAATCTTTCATTGCAAGAAGCCCTAATTTTATACCGCTGATTATATCCTTACCGAGTGTGCTCCAATCATAATTTTTAAATGCATTAACCAAAGCAATAATCAATTGCGGAACAGCCGCAATTAATTGAGGTAAAGCTTGCAATAATCCTACCACAAGAGCGCTGATTAAAGATATTGCTGATGTAGCAAGCAACGGCGCATTTTGTGCAAGACAAGTAATCAACTCGGTAATAATCGCAATTACAGCCTGAATTATGTAATCCAAATTATTCATAATTCCATTAATCAATGCATAGAGCAGCTCAATTCCTGCCGATAAAATAATTGGTAAGTTTTGAAGAATACATTGAATAAGAGTATTAATAATCAGCATTACACTTCTTGCAATTTGCGGAAGATTTTCAAGTATTCCATAAACAAGATTGAGAATTAATTGAATGCCTATTTGTAAAATTTGTGGCAATTCCGAATTAATTACGTCGCATAGTTTTGTGATTAACATAGTTGCAATACTAAAGCACTGCGGTAATCCACTCACTATGCCGTCGGCTAAAGCTAACACGAAATCTAAACCTACATCAAGAATCTGTGGTAACAATTTCAAAGCATTTGATATCAATTGTTTTAAGCCTTGGAAAAATGCTTTTTCTATTGTAGGAAATTCACTTTGAAGTGCTGTAATGAGCGATATTAAAAGTGTGGCTGCAAGAGTTAACAACTTAGGTGCAATTTTTGAAGCGCCGGTAATCAATTTTGAAAACACCGACGTAGCGGATTTTGCAATATTGTCAGACGATTTTTCTATTCCTGATATAAATGAAGTTATTAAGTCAACAGCCGAATCAGTAAGCTTTGGGGCTAAATCCGAAACGTAATTAACAGCTTTGCTAAGAACGCTTCCAAATTCACCGACAAGACCCTGTAATCCGTTTTTCTTAAAAGCTTTGTTTAAGTCGCCAATGCATTCTGTGGCGAGCTGAACGCCTTCTCTTACTCCACCGCCAATGTTTTCGTATACCTCAATACCAAGACCTTGTAACGCACTTGTAAACAATGCCAAGTCACCTTCAAGATTGTCAAGCTGAGTTTTATACATTTGGTCGCAAGCACCGGCGCTGTCAGATATTGTTTTTTCTATTTTTGAAAAATCATCTCCGGCCGCTTTCATCATTGCTCTCGCTGATGCTAAATCTCGTTTGTTGAACAATGTAGCAAGAATACCGTCTACTTGCTGGTTTGTCATACCTTTGGTGGATTTTTGCACATCCGAAAATATATCATTAAGGCTTCTTAAATTACCTTTTGCGTCGTAAACATTAACGCCTAATTTTTCGAGTTGCTTCGCCGCTGCATCAGTAGGTGATTCGAGAGATAACAGCATATTTCTTAAATGCGTACCACCCTCAGCGCCTTTGATACCGTTATTTGCAAGTATACCTAACGCCGTATTAAGTTCTGCAGTACCGCCTTTTAAATTCGCAGCTGTACCGCCTACAGTAAGGATTGCTTCGCCCAACTGCTTGACGTTAGTGTTTGTAGTTGATGCACTCTTAGCGAGTTGGTCAGAAAAAGTTGACAGATTTTTGTTATTTGCTTCAAGATTCAGCGCTGACATAGCATCAGTTACCATATCTGAAGCATCGGCTAAATCCATTGCTCCGGCTCCGGCAAGTTTTAATGTATACGGAAGTGCTGTAGCCGCTTGGTCTGCTGAATAACCGGCAAGAGCCAAATAGTTTAAACCTTCAGCCGCCTCAGAAGCAGTGAACGCTGTTGATTCACCCATTTCCTTGGCGGCTGTTTCAAGTGTTTGGTAATTTTTTAATCCGTCTTTTGTCGCTTTGTCAATTCCCATTGTTGCGGCAACTTGCGACATTGAGTTTTCAAACTCTTTGCCTGTTTTGATAGCTGCTGTTGTAACGCCTGCTACAGCCGTAGCAACAGCGCCCACAGCGGCGGCAGATACCTTAGCAACCGTTTTGATTTGCGATTGAACGGATTTTAGTGTTGAGCCGAAAGATTTATCGACTTTACCGGCAATTTTGATTGCCAGCTTCATTTCTTTACTTTGCGCGCTCATCGTACATCCTTTCGACATCTTCAGCTATTTGCACCAAATCAAAAATAGACAGGCTCGAATAAAAATAATCGAAACCTGTCTTTAAATTGATTGAAAGACTAATAGCTAATTTCCGAAAGACTTCCGCTTGAGTCCATATTCCGCCTAATCTTCGGCGTACAAAAAATTTGAAACAATGTTTTTAAGCTTCATTGAATCCTTTGCATCTAAGCCGGTAAAAAATTCAATAGGCAAATTAGTCACTTTAGCGGCAATGATTTGTGCATACGAAAGTGACATTTCCTGAAGGGCAACAACACCGCTCTTAATAGCTTCACGGCTTGCTTCTGTCATAATAGCACCTGTTACATTTTCAAGCGGTGTTAAATCAACAGAATTAAAGGTCTGTCCTTCAAAATGGTATGGTTTATGGAAATCAAGTATTAGACTTTCATTTTCATTTTCTGTAGTTGAATTGACTACAACTGTTTTTGCATTCGCAATATTTTTCTTTTCTTCTGACATTTTTATTTCTCCTTATAAATAATTTGATTAACATTGTGAATTGATTTCGGCCATAAGGTCATTGCCGTTGATTACGCAAACGCTGTTAAGCTTATCAATTTCAATTCGCTTTTGACCGTTGAATTCGTGAAGATAGTAATTAAGAGACAATGTAAATGACGGATTGCCTAAGCCTGCTTGTTTAAGCGAGCCGAGCTTGATTTTTTTAACGATGCCGCCAAGAACAACTCTCACAGGTACATTTTTGATTGTACCTGTAGATGAATCGGTAACTTGCTGACTGCCTCTTAAGGTCATTGAAACATTTTGACCGTTTATAAGCGAGTTAAAGAAATCGTCGTCAGCATTGATAAATGGAATTTCCTGTTCAATCTCATCAGTATGACCTACGGCGACTGCACCAACGGTACCCATTAAGCCTGCCGCCTCAATGCTTTCGCTCTTAAACTCGAACTCGGGAAGTGTTACCTCGGCAGTTACACCTACTCTTTTCACACCGTTTTGGTAAGCGTTGAACATATTAAGTACATTAGTTCTATCCATATAATATTAGCCTCCTGTTAATGCATTTTGAACAAGCGTCGGGTCAAACTCGAGCACGTTTTCAATATATTCTGCAGGTGTATATGGGCTGAATTTCTGATGAAATTTAATCTTACCGTCAAGAATATTGGCAATAGGATTTTCTGCTTCATTAAATTCGAGTTTCATACCTGCGACAAGACCCTGTGCAACAAGGCTGTTTCCTCGTATATTTTCTGCATCGACAATGCTCTCAATAAGCTTGTAATTGGTATTGTCGTCCACCTTATCGAAATAAGTTTTTATAAAGGTGTTGCCCTGCCAATTGAACATTCTTCTTACAGATATCCAACGGTCCTTAGGGTCTTTGTTGTCTGGATAGCAAGAAGTATTGTTGCCCCAAACTCTCCAGCTTCCGTTAATCGGAAGTGCAGTAACGATACCTTGAGCGTTCAGCGCATTTGCCTGATTGTCGTCAAGTAATACTTCTGTGCCGTCGTCGAGACAAGCGCTTTGAATAGGAATTGTTCTGTTAGACGGCGAATTTGACGGTATATCCGAATTTTCAGAGTCCATATAGCAAATTTCGGCGGCGAGAACGCTCGAAAAATGCATATTTTTTCCGGCATACATTACTTTCGGCCAAACCGAAATAGCATATTTGCTCGAAAAGCCGTTATTTGATTTAGTGTCTGCAACATCGGTATATTTCTTTGCTGCAGTTGCGCTGATATCAAGAATACAAATAAGCTTATAATGACCGTTAAGCTCAACGCATTTAGCCTGCATTACTGCAGCAACTGTTGCTAACTTGGAAAAGCCGGGTGCAAGAAGAATACCTGGTGTTAATCCGAATTTCGGGTCAACTTGTCTTAAAAGCTCAAGGCCAGTTTCTTTACCTGTTTTAGCATCAACACCGCCGATTATGTCCTCTGCCTTAACAGCAGTCGGGTCAATTTTTGTACCGCTGATACTGAGTGTAGTGTTTGAACCTACCGTTGTTTTGCCTGCTGCTGTAAGTGTAACAACAACATTGCCCTCGCTGTTAAATTCGGCAATATAGTGGGTAGTTGCTGTAAGCTTTGCTGATGAAGCGCCTGTTGCTGTTATATTAAGCGTGTCAAGTAACATTCCTTTTTCGGTAAGCGTTGCCTGACCGTCTGTAATTTTGCATTCAACCGCAGAAACCGTTTTTTTATGCTTCACAGGGTCAAGAACGTTAATAAAAACGACCGGCGCATTATTTCTCATTTTAAAATTCGCATCAATTGCTTCGCAAAGCGTATAGTTTTCGTAATCGTCACTATACCCAAGTGCAGATACAGCCTCTTCGTAGCTGTGCGCAAGAATAAGCTTGTTTACCGCTGAGGCAGGCTCAGCAAGCATATTAATTGGCGCTGTGCCAACAATCACTTGTAACCCTGACGAGCTTTCAACAGGGGTAACAAGACTTGTAGATTGTTCTTCAATGCCAATTCCGTGTTTGTATGACATTTATTTTTCCTCCTGATTATTATTAAAAAAAGACTTGACCTTGCGATAAAATGCATAAGTCGAGCCTTTTTTACTTTGAATATTTTTTAAAGAGATTGCAATTTCGTCGATAGGAACGAGCAATTCGTCAATTTCGGGGCATTTATCAATTGCTTTCGCAACTGGCACGGTTATTCCATTATTAAAAACCGTACCTGTTGCAATAACATTTTTAATTGTTGGCCCAATATAAATTACAACCTCGTTAGATTTTGATTTACTCAGCAGAAATCATCCTCTCTTGTATAGCTTGGAATGGCGAAGCTCAGTTCAACACCGCCAAAGAAATAAGGATAGGTCTCAGTATCTCCGACGGTCCAATCGATTTCGCCGATTCTATAATATTTTTCCATTTTGGGATTAACGGCAAATCTTTCAATAATTCTTTGAATTATGATAAGCACATCGTCCGAGCCTACATAATTTTCATCATCGTTAAAAACGCAAATGAGTATCAATATTTTTACATCTTGTGTGCCGATACGATTGTCCTCGTGATGCTTTCCTGAATCCAATCTGATAATTAGATATGGCGCTGTTTGTTCTTCGCTGTTAGCGGAAAGCAAAGGCACATCGTTTTTATACACCTTTAAATTTGCAGGCTGGCCGTCTGTGCCTGTTATTTTGAAATTTTCAAACAAAGTTTCAAGCTCTTTTTTTAAATTGTCTTGAAATTCTCTTATAGTCATTATTCATAACCTCCAAGCACTTTTGAAATATGATAATCAAGCTTTTTACGCAAATAATCGTTGATTTCAGGTTCAACAATGCCGTAAACACGTTTTTCGTTTCCTATCATCATAGGAATACTGTTCGAAAAAAGAATTTTTATAGGCAATCTTTCTTTACCGCGTCTTTGGGCGATAGAAGCGTGACCGTTTGCAAATTTTGTTACAAAAGCTTTTATACCGTTTTTCTCAAGAGATTTTAAGCCACTGCTTTGTAAAACTCTTGCTTTGGTTGTTTTCTTACCTTTTGAATAACGATATTTAATAAGTTCAATAGGCTTTCCTTTGCTTTCGATAATGCCTTCAAGATTACTGTAATTAGCTTTTTTGATTGTCATTGACTTATTAAAGCCACCTGATTTAATTGTATATGTTTTTTGAGCCTCCTGTGCAATTTCTCGTCTTGCCCAAGCTGCTGTTTCATTAATTGATTTTGCAATAACTTTAGGGGTTTTCGATTTTAAATCGCCGAGTCTTTTCTCAACGTATTTATAGCTATCGTCCAATTCGAGCACTACCACTTGAATACACCTCCAAAGTAATAGAATAGATTCCAGCTTCAGATACGGCATCTATGACAACATATTTCTTGCCGTCAATTTCAAGCAGACCGTCAATCCTCGGCAAATCGCCGAAATCTTCCGATTTCACATATATTAAAAGGTGACGTGTATAAACTCCGTCACCCTTGCCGACATATTTGATTTCTCTGTCTACCGCCTCGTTATCATCAATAAGGCAATTCATAGGCTTTCCGCCGATTGTGTGCATTTCTGAGAATTCATCAACATTCAAAAATGTGCCGATATCCTTTTTTAGTTGGCTTTTAAAACTATTCATATTTTTAACCTGCGTTTTAATTTCTTTTAGGGATTCTGCCCTCAAGATTTATTTGAGATTTGCCGTTAATAGTGATTACTTCGACACCCGGTTGAGCACAATCTCTTTTTGCCTTTGGCAAAATATCAACCGGAAGTTCTTCAAGCCATTTGGCCGAGCCTGATTCTATCCAAGCATCGGCATATTTATCATTGTATGGCAGTTCTTCTCCCGGATGATAATATTTGTTTTCAAACAGGATATCTTTTTGTGCAACCAAATACATTAGCCTTTAAGCTTAACCTTGATAAGCTTTGCCTCAGCGGTTACGCTTTCGGCAGCATAACCAACAAGAAGATTACTTGTTGCCGTATTTGTAATACCTGAACCGTCAAAATAAACGGCATCACCGATTGTGATTGCCGCTGTACCTGTTTTCGCAATTTCGAAAACGCCCTCAACGGCAATCGCACCTGTTGCGTTTGGTGCAATTGTTTCTTCAACAATGCCGATGCAGGACTGCAATTTTACAATGCTACCTGCTGCAAGCGGTGAGCTTGTTGTGTTTGTATAGTCGAGAGATTCGCCCCTCTGCCAATATGTAGCTGTAGCCATTTATACAACCTCCTTATTAAAGTTTAACGCCGTTGTTACGAACAGCCTCACGGTGGTCCATATAAGCGACACCCCAGTCGAGGAAGATATCCCAAACAAGACCAAGTGTACCTGATTTCTCTGAAAGTCGAATTTCAGGCGTTTCGTTGCCGTTAAGAAAATCAACTTCAACAAAATTACCGTCACCGACGATAAACCAAGGGCAAGCATTTGAACCGGCGAGGGCGTTAAGTGTAGCATCTTCGATAATATCAATACTTGCTTCCATTTCAGAAAGTGGGTTAAACGCCTGAGTGTTGCCGGCAGTATTAATTGTCTGTGAATGGAAGATTTGTCTTAAAGTCATACCGTAACCGATAGGAACAACGATAGCCTTTGGCTGAATAAGACAAGGTTCGCCAAACTCATCTTTCTGTAACTGAAGAAGTTTAAGACCTGCTTGGATAGATTCAAATGTCGGAGCAGTACCTGAAGTGATAACATTGCTGTGCTTTGCATCAAAAATTTTAATGCCGTCAGGCATAGCAACATTGTTGTAAATTCCTGCATAAACCTGCTTATTTATCGTTTTGTCGGCAGCCATTGCATATCGCTGTGGAATTGTTGTAACAAAGCCGATATCATCATTAATAAACGATTGTCTTGTCATAGTGAACTGACGGCCAAAAGTTTTGAGCTGACGGGTTGGTCTTTTAGCATCTGTCGGAACATCTGCTTTGAGTTCGCCACCTTCAGTCACTTCAAGAAATTCTCCGACTGTGCCTGCAACCCAATAGTTGTCGTTTTTCTTAAAGTCAGAAAGAGTGCCGATTTTGGCTATTCTTCTGTAAGTTGTGTTTGCTCTTTTGTGACCTTCCTGATACGATTTGTTGATTGTCTGCTCAACAATCGACGGGAACGCAGAAGTCGGGTTGAGATAACCACGCATCATATAACGATAGATTTCATCAGCACTCTTCAAGTGGAGATTTTTTTCGTTACAGCCTTCCTTTTCCATACATTCAATGGCAAGCCCTTTGAGCGACATTCCTCTAAGGTCTCTTGCACCGTCTGAAGGATTTGAAAGAGTAATTCCTGACCTGAGCATAAGCGCATCGGTTGCTGCATTTCTGAATTTATCCGCTTCGTCAGCTTCAACTCGAACGTTGCCGCTTGTAACGATACCGCCGTTATTGCTTTGGAGACGTTCAAGAATCGCAGCTCTGACACTATCTACGCTCGAGCCGTCGTTAATGAAAGCAGTTGGGTCAACATCAAAGCTTCTGCAAATAGCATTAATCTCAATGCATCTCTGTCTTTCTTTGCCTGCTGCAAGATTTCTTTGAGAATCGCCGTCGTTCTGCGCCGGTGCGCCGTCAGGCTCGTTATCTCGCTTTAATTCGTCTATTTGACTTTGCAAACTGTCAAAAGAACGCTGTTCGTCCTCATTAAGACTTCTGCCGTTTTCAGCTTTTGCCTTATCTACAATAGCCTGCTGTTTCTTAATGAGGGCATTAAGTTTTTCTTTCTTGTTCATCTTGTTCATATTTAACCTCCTATAATGAACATTTATTTTGATTTATTTTGATTTGCGCTTCTGCAAGTTCCTTGGAAATGCCTGCATCAAACGCAACTTCAAAATCTCTTGAAACGCCGACGGTAGGGTCGGCTGGAACGGAAACGATTGAAATTTCAAACGGTTCCCATTGTCGTGCAATATAGCACGGACCGGCAAAGCGTTTATCTGCTGATACAGAGTTAGCGGCTACATTTTCAATGCTTTTTATTCTGTAACCTACAGATGTGCTTTGAAGCGTTTTGTTTTTGACTTTCTCGTAAATTTCGTTAGATTTTTCGTCTTCGTCAAATCTGATTTCAGCAACGCCACGATTATCCTCAATCCACGCTTTGAGCACTTTTCCGATAACAATATCCCTGTTGTGGTTAAAAAGAACACAACCGATTTCGTTCAGTCTTGTTAAATCGACTGCACCGTCGGAGTGGTCGAGTATTTCGGTTTCGCCAAACCGTGTGTATGGCTCTTCCGAGCTGAAACTTAGTATTACCGTTCTTTTTTCTTCGTTTATTTCACGAAGCTTAAACGGCAATGAGCGTGTGCCAATTGCATTATTTCTTTTGTCCATATAAAATACCTCCTATATCAATGCCGACATTTTTGCCGTAATCGTTGATTTCTGCAATTTCCTCAAGCGTTTCCTTCCAATCCTTGCCCTTTTCAGCGCAAAGCTCGGCAAAGGTTTTCTGCATCGTAGAAAGTGCAATTTTATCTGCATTTGCTTCTTTAAGTGGGTCAATCCATTTCTTGGGCGATTTGACCCATTCGTGTTTAAAATATTTGTTTTTTTCGTTCCAAAAATCGGGAATAATCACAGCGCCACTCAAAACGCAGGAAATAACAAATGTTTCGTATATTTCGTCCATAGCGTTGTTAAGCTGTTCAATTTCTTCGCCGTAGGTTTCTTCGTCCTCAATTATTCCTTGACGTGCCGATGAGTAATTAGATTCGCTCATATCACGAGAGGTTGCTTCGTAGCTTAAGCCTTGACCTGATGCAATTAATCTTTGCTGAATTTTGATGAACTGAGCAGAGTCGGACGATTGTCCACTTGGATTGACTACCTGAATTTCGTCGCCTGCATTAAGTTCGGTTATCATACCGGGTGCAAGCGTTTTTTCGTTATAATTTGTAAGATTTCCACCGTTAGTTCCTGCTCTGCCTAAGCCTGTCCCGGCAGTCGGCATTACTCGTTTTACAAAAACGGACAAACAGGCTGCTATTCTTTCTTTTACCGAAACAGCAGTCATAAATTCGGTGATATCACGCACTCTTGTAACGGACGGTGTAAGGTCGGAAATTTCTCGAATTTGCGTGGGACGGTTTTTCGTAAAATAGAAAATCACATTTTTAGCTTCAACATATTTTGAAGGCAAAAGTGTAAAACCGTCGGGAGCAAATTGTCTAAACCAATAGCCTACCGGCTTGCTGAATTCATCAAATTCAATACCGTCTACTACTCTGTTGTTTTTGGAATGAGCCGCTTTTTGCGTTAAATCAAGCGAGTCTACCTCCATAATCTGAAGCTTAAAGGGGAGTAATCCGCCTTTTGAAAAAACCTTTACAAATAAAATACCGCCGTCAACCTTTTTTCTGACAGCGGCCATTCTTAATATTTCGGTAAAGCTCTGTGTGCCTGTAATATCGCAGTTTTTTGCTTTGCACCATTCTTCCCAAAGTTCATTGAGTTCTTTGCAAAGTTCTTGATTTTCGGGTATTGTTATTTTCAATTTAAAGCCCGAGCCAACGACATTACGCTTAAAAGCCTTAATGACACCGTTCATAACGTCTGAATTTCGTTCGAGGTCTCTTGCCCTCGCTCTGACGACATCACGGTCCATTCGGTCGGTAATTTGAGCGTTTTGATTAATCACGTGCCAATTGCTTCGATGAAAACTGCCAGCATCGTAGTTACTTCGTATTTCGTCAATAGCGCTACGATATGAGAGTCTCGCATAACCTCGTTGCGGACTAAAGAAAGAAATCACTTTATCTACAACATTTTCATTTTTCACATAATCACCTTCCTTCAAATAGCGCAACATACGTATTATCAAAAAACGGACTTTCGCCCGATTGATTAACTCTTGACTCCAACTCTTTTTTGAGGGCAACAAGGTCGGTTAAATTTGCTCTTGTAAGCGACCTGCTGCCTATTTTGTAACTTTGACCGCCAACGGCAATAGCCTTAATAGCATCGTTAATATATCGCAGCATTTGTTCATCGGAAATACTGTTTTCCTCAAACACTTCTTTTATTTCACTCATTTGTTAGCCACCCTTCATTTACATTTATCCAATTATCTTCATTATTGCTTTGCGGCGCAGGCTTTGTTTCTTGCGGCATTTCCAAAGTGTCAAGGTGTAAAGTTCTTACTCCCTTAATATCTGCCGCCGCCATTGCATATTTTTCGCAGTCGCCGTAATGGTTGTCAGCGTGAGACTTTTTCAACTCCCACTGTTCTGTAACTCTGCCGCCTGCGGTTTTAACCTTGATTTTATGCTCGGCCGTGACTTGTTCGGCATAGTTGCGGTCGCAGTTTTTATATACCATCCAAGAGCCTCGACCGTTAGGCTTATTCATTCGTGAATATATCATATCCATATATTTTCCGCCGTCTACAATAACAAGCTGCATACCATTAGCCATACTTGTTGAACGATTAATTTTGCTAATCTTAAAGTGCGACATAAGCGGATGCGATGAGCCTTTCACCGGGTAAGCCCAATCTGAATTGCAGGCGCAGAAATCATATACTGCATCGGTGTTATCACCGGAGTCAATCAGCGCTATTTGGACGATTCGCCGCTCACCCGATTCTGTTAGATATTCACGATTCATTATTTCTTCCAAGTCATTGAAGCTTAAAGCTTGACCGTGAGCTATGTTTTGCGAGGTAATATAGTCGCCAAAGGCTCGAATGGTCCAATAAAGCGAGCTTTCCTGCACGTCAACGCCGGCGGTGAGGAGCTTGCACCAATCAGGAACGATAAATTCTTCAAGTTCGGTTTGTCTTTCAAGAACCAAATCGGCATTTGTTTTTACTTTTGTATCTTCCCAAGGCTCTGCAAGCCAAGAGTTTACAAAGTTTTGGAAGGCTTCGCTATCATCTTTTGTAAGCAAAAACTCTTTTGCTATTTCCGAAAAACGGACAAAAGGCGAATAAAGAGTGTTCATCCAAAACGCAATGTTTTTTGGAAATTCCGTTTTCTTTTCGATTGCTTTCCATTTTCCTGCTCTAAGCATTTGTTGCTTATGCGCATCGGTTATAACAGAGCCACATTCCTGACATACATAAAACGCACGTTCGGCTCTGTCTACAAGCGGAATGCTTTTATCATCGCTCCATTTTATTTGGCTGAATTTCAGCTCAATTAATTTGCCGCAATGAGGGCAGGGGACGAAATAATGCCTTTCCTCGTCAGCCTTTTCGAGTTCTTGCCAGATATGCCCGGTTTTTAATGTTGGCGTTGAGGTTACAAAAATTTTTCTGTCGGGAAAAGTCTTTGTTCGCTCGGTTGCAAGCTTAATCGGGTCTGCTTCTTTTTTTGCTCTCGCCGGATATTTATCAACCTCATCGAGAAAAAGAAACTTGATAGGCTTTGAGGATATGCCTGTCGGTGAATTTGCACCTGTAAGGCTTAAGTACATATTATCAAATTGCAATTCGAGCAATTCAGAATCATTATCTTTAAAATGTTTTTCGAGTTGAGGCGAAATTCTAAGCATTGGTTGTAATCTGTTTTCAGAAACAGAACGAGCCAAATCCTCGGTTGGATAAACAATCATTGACGGAGCAGCATTCTGCGCAACAACGTAGCCTATCATATTATGTAGAGCTTCAGTACCGCCGACCTGTGTAGGCTTGACGAAAATAATCTTTTCCGTAGTCGGTACGTTAAATTCATTCATAATTCCTATAAGATAAGGGGTTATCGAATTGTGCCATGGTCCGGGCATTGCCGCCGTTTTTGAGTCAAGCACTCTATATTTTTCAGCCCACTGCGAAACAGTTAATTCCTCAGGCGGTAGAAGTTCTTCAAGGCATTCTTTAATATATGGTGATACTTTATATTTTGAAAACCGTCTTTTTCTCATTGTTTTTTATCCGAATAAGAAGCGATAACAAAATTTGTTAATTGATTCTTTATGTCCTTATCTATTTCAGCCTCAATGGTGCGGATTTGGAGAGGGTCAATATATCCGTTAAGCTGAGCCGCTATTCTCGGCGGAATACCGAGCGCAAATTTTTTGAAAACATTAAAAAATCGGTGGTAATCTTGTTCGACATTTGTCTTGTCAAGATACTCACCGTTTGCTATTTTTGCTTTGATTTTATGAAGCTCAATTTGACTTTGTTTAAGTTCGATATCACTTTTAATTTTGTCTTTTTGAAGTTCGTTTATTTCTTCGCTTTTTTTGCCGCCTTTTGTAACGGTTTCACGAAGATACGTGATATAATTTCTTACGGTAGAAATCAACTCATATTGATTGCCGTCGGCTGTTTTAGTTGCTGTAATTATACCGTCCTTGGTAAGCTGTTGAATTCTGCGTTTAGTCAGTCCGAGAAGGTCGGCAATTTCTTCGGTGGTCTTGTAGCCTTGCTTTTTTCTTGCCACGAAATTGCCTCCTTAATTTTGATTATTTATTTTGTTAGCTTGGCTTGTTAAATTTAAAGTCTTTTATTTAGCATTTTTATCTTAGAATTTACTAATGCGAAGCGAAATGCATTTTTCAAAAAAATTTCAAATCCGTTTTTTCTTCGCGCCTTCCTCGCCCCGCATACCCCACCGCCACAGGAAGTACCTACAGCACATAAAAGGTGAGGCTGCGGATTGAATAGCAGTATCGACGGCTCTGTATTATAATTCCTACTCGGTTAGAGTAGCCGTCATACTGCCTTATGCATACAAGCGTGGTGCAGCTCGAGGTATGACCTTGCTTGTAATAAACATAAAGACCGTTGCTCAGCACAACGGTCCTTCAAAGGAGAAAGAAGCTTATCTACTCAATAAGCTACAATATAACTTTAGCACATATATATCTACATTTGTCTACAGACTTTCAGAAATATAATCGTCAATGATTTTTCCGAGGTTGTTTATAATAGCTGCGACTCGTTCAAAAGGTATATGTTCTTTCTCAAGTAATCCGATTAAACTTTTTAAATATTTCTTTTGGCAATCAGGATAAGTGTTGTCCTCTGTGATTGATTTAATCATCCTGTCATATTTTACAACGTCAGCGATTTTTTGATATACCGTTTCATTAAATGAATTAATAATTAGTTGATACAATCTATTTTCCATTTTTCAACTTAGAATATTCATTGATGTAATCTGTAAACATTTTACAAAGCGGTTCAAATATGCTTGTTGCTGTTGAGGAAGGTATATCGTTATTTCGCATTATGTTGGTATAATTAATTAAAGTAGTGCCGAGCAGACTTGTTAATTCATCATTTGATTTTTGCATCTGCTTATAATTAAAAATTAAATTTTCATATCCTTTTTGAGAAGCGGTATATGCCATTTTTGAAAAGCTTTTTTTATTTTTCATTATCAGTCACCTTTGCAATAATATCCCTTGTATCAATTATCGAATATTTTTCTTTGTCGGCAGCGATTTCGGTACCGGCATAATGCTGTGCAATGATTCTGTCTCCGACTTTAAAACCGTCAGCATTAGCTTCATCGCTTACTGCCGCTATCGTAAATATCTCAGGCTTTTCCTGCGCCGATGCAACAAGGAGTATGCCTGCTGCTGTTTTGTCTTTCTGTGAATCGGGTATTGCTATAACCCTTTTACCTATTGGTTTAATTTTCATTTTGTTTCACCTCATAATATTTATTGATTATCTCCATTGCTTTATTATCGCCAATCAACATTCCTATTGCATCAGCCAAGTGGGTATCGACTGAGCTTAGGCTTGCCCAATACATTTTCTTGCAGATTTCCTTTCCTGATAAGCCGTCTATGTATTTGTATTCCAATACACAGCGCTTAACCGATTCCTCGGGCAGATGATTTATCACGGCAATAATATCTGCTAAAGATTTATATTTTTCTGCTCGTTGTGCTTCGATATTTTCGATAATATCTTCTTTGCGAAACAAATATGCCGCCGAGCCTTGACTGATAGATGAAGATTTGGGAGTTGATGAGTATGTAACACCGTTAAGCGGCTCTTTTTCGTCTTCTTTTAAATTATTCAATCTTTCGGTAAGCTGCTGTATTCTGCGTTTTGAAATCACGTATCTCGACAAATAGTTTCGTACTCTTTGCCGTTTTGCTTTTTCCTCGATGCTATACATCTCATTACTCCTTTTCTTTACTAAATCGATTCTTTGAAATAAAATGCTTTGGCTTTTAGATGCTTTATCATTCCAAGCTTTAATGTTTTATCATCCCAATCGCATACCGTAACGCCTCGCCGGGTAAGTTCTTGAAGAATGTTATTCATTCCGCCGACGAGTTCTTCAACGGATGCGCCGGCAAGTTCGTTTACAGCCTGTTTATTTTTCCTTTTTTGAAATTGATTTTTTCTCTTTGACATATTTAATCTCCTGTTTGCAAAAATCATATTTATATAGCAAATCATTATACTTTGCCTGAAGCTGGGCTATTTTTTCAATATACCTTTTCATTTTTTGCATCAACTTACAATTATCTTTAAGTTGGCACTGATTGCATACTGCTACGGTTATATCGCAAGTGCTGTTTATCTTTTTTGTGATTTTGTCACCTTTGTAGGAATAAAGATAAAAGCAGGTATGATAATAGGCAAAATGGAGACTATAAAAGAAAAGTTTTATGTAAAGCTTAATCATCTTTTATTTCCTCATCTTTTAATGCTTGGCCACACTTAGGGCAGTGACGATATATTTCTTGCAATTCGTAATCGCCTACAACTTCCTTACAGCAAGGGCAAATATAATAGCTTTCGATTTGATATTCGCCTGTTTGGTCCATTCCTCGATTTATTATTTGCGTTTTTGCCACTCTTGGTATCTGTTTCTCAAGAGCTTCTTTTATAGTTTTCAAGTCCTCTTGCGTTGTTGGTATGCTGTCATTGTTGCATTTCAAGCAATAGTTAATACTTTCAATAATTTCTTGTATATTCATTTTCTTTCACCTCAACCAATATGTATTTGCCGTTTTTTGTTCTAAACGGGTCATTACCTTTAAAGTAAGGAGTGCTACAATCATCTATTCTTTTGTCATACATAGGACATTCTCCGCAAAATCTATATTTATGGCAAAATTCATCACAAGTTATAGCCCTAAGCTTATGCTTTGGTTTATCCTTAGACTTTAACAAGTCCTTTATAACAACTTTGTGCTTTAAGTCTTGTTCAAGCACATATTTAATCAGCAATGCATTCGCTTGCGAATTAATAACAAGCATTAGTTCGTTGTCTTCATAAATGCCATAATCGCTTACGACTGCCTTTACTTCGTATTTAGTCATTATTGTTCAACTCCTTTAGTTTTGCTTCTGCTTCTTCTTTAGAGAGAAATACAGTTTTTCCAAAATGTTCATCAACAAACCTCCAGCAAGTTCTTTGAAATTCAAAGCACTCAATCGCCATGACAACTCTTTCACCTATAAATTTATATTCTTTTAGTCTATGATGTCCCATAAGATAGTCAGTCAAAAATAATTCTTTACCAACTTTACAAGGCAACTCAATAATTAGTAATTTATCTTTGAATTGTTGACAAACGATTTCAGCTCGTGGGTCTAATTCAAGGTGTTTTTCTGGATTTTCAACACAAATTTTTCTTAATCCTGCAAATTTTTCTTTACAAGCCTCATAATGGTAACAATCTTCACAAGTCATTTTTTACCTCCCTGATTCCAAATACCACATATCCGTTTTTTAGACCCCAACCGTTAAGAACATAGGTTATTTCATAAACTTTGTCGCTTATAGGATGCTTTACGAATGGGTCGCTTGGCTCATAAGGTTGAAAAACAACCCTGTCGCCTTTTTGATAACCTCGGTCATTCTCACGAATCTCAAAGGATTTATCACCGGACAAAACATCATCGCAGAAATTTAAAAGAAGTTTGATTTTATGTGTTTTCATTTTTTATCACCTCATTTAATTGAATTTTTCCACTCATTAAGTCAGGAAGCAAAGCGTCCCTTAATTCTGCTAAATACTGATTTTGCATTGTGTTCAATAATGCAATTTGATTTTTCCATACGGATAAAAATTGTATCAGTATTTCGGGCAAAATTTCTTTATCATTGCACTTAAAAACAAACTCGTTTTTGTTTTTCGTGAATTGTATGTAGTCCTCTACTTCAATGTCAATTCCTAAAGGCCTCATTTGCTCTTTTACTGATTTTGAGTTTTCCTTACTTTGTTTATATAAATCAACATCAAATCCTAACTGTTTGGCGATAGTTTCATTTATAACCAATTTACAAGAATTTTGCATACGGCTTATATAATTTATATTATCCGCTATTTGTTGAAAATCTCGGTGTTGGGTATCTGTAAAGTCCTCAATATCAACCTCAAAATACATACTCGGTGCTAACATATACTTTTTTTCTGCAATTTGTTCATTTGTTTTAATTACAGAAAATTGCTTGATTTCCTGCTGATTTTCAATAGCATCAAGTATCTTTTGTATGTTTTCATCACTTAAAACATTGTATTTCTTTTTATATGTTCTGTTAGTATGACTTTTACCGCCAAACTGTCCGTTTTGCTCTCGTTCCTCTTTTACGCAATTCTCAACGCTGTGTATTAAGGTGACTTTTCCTTTGCTTTTTTTGCTCTTATTAAGTACCATAATGCAAGTTGCTATATTAGTACATTCAAACATATTGTTTGGCAATGAAATAACGGTTTCAATTAAATCATTATCTATCAAATACTTTCGCACTTCGCTTTCTGTGCGTTGGCTTGCTATTCCGTTCGGCAAAATCAAAATTGCCTTGTTTGTTGCCCTGTGTAGGCAATGCAAAACAAAAGCATAGTTAGCGTTGCTTGCAGGCGGTATTACAGGAAAACGGTTATCCATTTCTAAGGGTGTCGGCGGTTGCCATTTAATATTATATGGAGGGTTGCTGATTGATACATCAAGGGGAATATTTTCAATATCTTTGAGGGTATTAAGGTCTTGTACTTCTATGACTACGCTGTATTTTTGTCTACGCAATAATCTGTACGCCTTTATCTTCTCTTTGGTAAGCACATTACCATTGACTACAAAGCCGCTCGCATTATGCAAGCATAAATTAAATAATAGAAACGGTATAACATTTTCGTCGAGTTCTTCAACATAAACATTTTGTATCTGTTCGTGTTTCTTTAACATATCAATAGACAATGCACCGCTACCGCCGCAACAATCATAGAAGCAATTACAATTTCCTGCCAATGCAGAAACAAGGTTACAAAGGCTTTTCGGGGTATAGTCTTGTTTCTTATTTGTTCTGTCTGCTTCGTAATATTGCCATAAGGCTTGTAGCCAATCCTTTGTATCGTCCACGATTTTAAGGTACTTATTATAAAGGTCCTCATTATGATTTAACACGGTTTCCATTAGCACATTGCCAATGTCTTTAGTTTCCTTTACATTGCAAAGTTTCAACACCTTATTCTTAAATTCTAATAACTCCATTTAATTACCTTTTGATAAAGTGACCGATGTCTGCACTGCCGTGGCAAGAGGTGAATAAGCCAAAGTGCTATTTAACTAACTAATGATTTTGTTTTTCCTTGCTTGTACAAAATGTTATTCACATTGCTTTAGCAGATGCAGCACATCGCTTTTGTTTATATGTTTTCTATATTTTTCGCAGTTGACTGCAAAACGCCGATTATTGCTGGCTTAAGCTTGCCGACAATCTCGGTATCGGTTTGAGAAAGCTTGGAAAGCAGCTCAACAAGTGTATTGCTTGTGTCCTGAAATTCGTCGAAATAGACCTTAAGCATTGTGACCTGAGGATTAGCGCCGGTAACCTTTGCTTTTCGCTCGGCTTCATCAAGCTTAGCTTCAATTGAAGTCTTTTGCCTTTGCAGCTTTTCGTTTTCCTGCTGCAAGGAATTGATTTTATCGGCACTTTTCTTTTCAGCTTCGTTGACAGCATTTTCGATTTTTTGGTTAACGCTGGCTTTTTCCTTTTTAAGTTTTTCTTTATATTTCTGCTCAATTTCAGAAACTTGCTTTTTAATTTCTTCTTCGTCAACAACTTTGGTTGTTGTTTCTGCTTCTTTTTGAACGTTTGCCAATTCTTCGGTAAGTTCTTCAATTTTTGCTTTAAGCTCCTCATTCTCTTTGCTTACCGTTTCTTCAGGAATAACTTCCTTTGGTGACTGCGAAAGTTCCTCAATCTGAAAAGTCAACTGTTCATTTTGCTTTTTATATTCGTCAACCTTTTCTTTAAGCTCTCTTACTGACAAACTTTCAACATTTTCTTCAGCGATAAATTCTTCACGCTCGTAAGAATTAATTTGGGAAATGAGTTCGAGTTTGGTGATACCGAGGGAGGAGTTTTCTTCGAGGTACTTTGGGCCGAGCTTTTCATATGTAGAAATATACGAGTAAGCTTGTCTTTGTTTTAAACCAACAGCCTTTTCGGCATATTCTTCAAATGTTTCATAACCAAGTTCTTCATAAAGCCGTTCATCCCTCATTGATTTAAGGTCTTTGCAAATTTCGAGGAGTGTGTTTTGCAACACCTGTCCGTTTGTCATAATTCTTGCGTGAGTATTAACCGCTTTATCTCTTAATGTTAATTCGTTCATTATGCTACCTCTCTTTGTTTTATAAACTTATGCTTTTTCAAATTTCTCTTATATACCTGCTGCCACTTTTCAATAAAGGCTTTAACATCATCAGGCGGCGAAGCGTTAAACTTCATTCTTGACTGTACAAGGTTGCCGTTAGTGTTTACCTCAATAGTGCAGTAAGGCTTATCGAGTTCATCATTTTTACGAAGGCAAAACAAATATGTTTCACCTTTCATATATGGCTTGGTATATCTTTCGCCACCTACGCAAATATCTTGAATTTGCCCTTCAATGATAATTTCCTCTTTGTTTTGAAACGGTCTGACTGTGAAATTATCATCTGAATAAACAAAATTCTTATTAAGAAAAGGGAGTAAGTTTTGCTTTAAATTATCTCGCATTTCCTTTTCGGCTTTTTCGTTAGCAATCGCAGTCATTCGTATGTCATATTTCATAAGCTCGTCATGCTTTTGCTTGAAATATCTTGGAAAAGCTGTTTTTGTTGTAATGTCAAATTTATATTTTTTAAGCCACGAGATATAGTCGCAATAGCTTGAGTAATGAACATCTTTATTGACTAAATACTCAAAAACTTTTTTAACCGAGTATTTTAAAATCAATTCTTTCAAATCATCGTAGGCATTATCATAAAAAATGTTGTTATTCGCCCATTTCAACGATTTGTCAGTTATATCAACATCAACTTTTTTGAGCCTTGCAAATTCCTTTATTGAAATTAAATCTATATTATTTCTTATAGCTTTTAACTCATTCTTGTTTTTAACTTGAAAGAAACTTTTGGTATCTTTAGCTCTGTAGTTCAATTTGCCAAAGCCTTTATAAAAAGTTTCTATTATAATCGGAGCAAAGCCTTCTTTCATAAGCTTTTCACATAACACCGGGTGCTTACAATAGAAATTCAAGTATCTATGAATGTCATAGTAATAATACAAATTCGGTTCATTGCAGAAATTTTCAAACTGTGAATACTTAAAAAGTGAACTCTTTTCGACATTTTCAATGCCATAAATGTGAGTATCTATTTCACATTGCTCGGTATATTTGTTATGCAGTCCACTATAGTAAGCATAATAACCACAATATCCTCGTGGATATGATAAGTTTTTTGGTATTGCTGACATTTCATAAAAATCTATTGTTTTGTTAGATTCTGCATAATAGTCATAGGTTGAAGCATACCCATAGCTATTAACACTTCTTTTAAACGACCGAACCTCACCGGGGCGAAAATAAATTCTGTAATGCTCTGAATACTTTGTTCTAACATTTTCGTAATTGCAACTATAGTCACGCAATAGACAAAATGTCCTAAGTGACACGGTATCGTCACGAAGCTTTTGAAAAACGCCGACATATCCAAATTCAACCATTCTGCTCCTGCCTCTGCCGGCATCTTTTACAGTCACACTTTTGTGACATAAAGGGCAGGTGGTTTTTGTGTTATGTGGCATATAGGAATAATCAGAGTAACCTTCCGAGACTAACAAGCCCTCAAAGTATCTGTTGTCAATCTCAAAACGCTTTTGGCAGCAAGTACAATACATCGTCCTGACCGGCTTTTTACATTCTTTAAACAAATAGCCTTCATTTAGAAACAAATCGTTGTCTACCTGCTGCTTGAATTTTTGCGTTAACGGTCGGGTCATTTTGAATAATTTATCTTTATCGAGCATTTGGACCACCTCATAACGCATCAAATAAATTGACTTTTTCTGTTGCAGTTGACTGCAATTCTTCAAAGCCGTAATATTCGCAGACCCATGCCCAAAGGTCTTCATCGTCGCCACCGACAAAAGAACCTGCACCCTGAATTTGAGTGTTTCCGTTTTCTTTTGCGTGATTATAAATATTCATAATGCAGCCTTGAAGAGTTTTGCTCTTTTCAAGAAGCTTCTTAGCGTTGGCATCATTGATAAGCATTGTATCGATAATTCGCTGAACGACCTTGCTTGTGATATAGTCATTGTTAATTTTTTCGGCTTCCTTGTCGATTTTATCAATAGCCTGTTTTATTAATTCCGTCATTTTACTTGCCCTCGCTTTCTTTTCTTAATGCCAAAAGAATTTTTGCAAGTTCATTAACCATAGTATCAGGAATTAAAGATTTTGAACCTAAAATCAATGCTGAAAGGTTCAAACCTGTTTTGACGGCAAATACATTATTGCCGTTGCGCTGTTCAGCTCGCCAATACACTTCAATATCATCGTCGTAAATCGGTGTCAGATAATATGCATTGATAAAATCAATTTCGTTTCCGAAAAGAACTGGCACATATGTAACGCCGTTAATGCAAAGAGAAACTGTGCTGAGATTGCAAACTTCATCTTCGGCTGTGCAATCTGAATATAGCGTGTTTTCATCTGTTATATTTTCATAAATAAACATTGTTTCGTCAGCTTTTTTATTGCTGAGGTCGGCAACACTTATCAAGTATTCTTCATTGTAAATCGGGTGACCATATAAAGGATATACGGCTAAACCGTCGCCGAGTAGTTGATATTCGGCTTCACCGTTTACATTGTGCTTGGTGACAATCGTAAATTTGCCATGTTTTTTGCATATAGCAATAATTTTATTGAATTTCATATTTTTTCTCCTTTGTTTTTGCTTTTTATATTGCTTTGTAAACGATAATCAGCATAATTGCCAATAATATCGCTGATGCAATCATAAAATCGCAAGTAATCTTTTTAAATTCTTCCATTACTTTGTTTCCTTTATGCTGATGCCGTGAATATAAAGCATCAGTTTTCTTTTAATTATGTAATCTTTCGTTTTCTTGCCCTTGCAATCTTCAACGATATGCTTATATGAGCCGTCAGCCTGCTGCTCGTCATAAACGAAATCGGCAATATATTTAACAGCTCTTTCGTTTCTGTTTTCGCCCTGCTGTTTTTCAATGAGTAAAAACGGCACTTGAAATTGAAGATTTTTAATTGCTCCGGCACGTTGAAGTATTTTGAGTTGCTCAAGCCTGTTTGACTCTGCTAAGCTGTCTCGTGTAATACCGTCAATAGTGATTTTTTGATTGCCATATTTGTTGCGCTTAGGAGGATGCTGCCCAATATAGTCCTGATATTGCTCTTCGGTCCAATGTAAGCTCATATTTTGCAATAAAGCTGATGTGCTTTTTGGCTTACAAAAGCTTCAAAGCCGACAATCACCTTAATATCGGATATTCTTACACGGTATTCACAATTTGGCGCTAATTCAGAGCGTATTCTTGCAACTTCAACGATTTGCTTTTCTTTACTGCTTATTGATTTTTCAATTCCTAATAAGCTTAGCGCTTTGCCATAAAGGGATTCGAGTTGTTCTGTACCAATACCCTCAATAAGCATTACCTTTGTGCCTGTGTGTAAGCAGGCATCTGCTTCTGCAAATTTCATACTTATGAAATCATCCTTTCTTGTTTTATCATTGTATAAGACTGATATTGATATGGTTGTCCGTCATTAGGGTTGATGTAATAGCCGTTTTCAACCGTATCTTTAACTATTACATATCCTTTGTTAGCTTTAGGTTCACACTTCCAACCTGAACGCTTTAAGCGACGGTGGCGCACAATAGGTTGAACGAGATTTCTCGAGCAGCGGACAAGACCTCGTTTGTGCTCTTCCACACCCTCAGAGTTCATAACAGTAGTACCTCTTGCAAAGTATGAACCGATAGTGTGACTCGGTCTGTCGTCGAGAAATTCAATTTTTGGTGTACCGTATTTCCATTTCGGAAAATCTTTGATATTTATTCCGTCGGCGCTGTTACAAATAATATGAAAGTGAGGTCTAACCCCCTCAAATTGAAAAGCGTACATATATTTCAGTTCGGCATTTTGCGAACGATAATAATTGCGAAGCTTTGCTCGATAATATTTCCAAATGTTTTTGCATTTTTGAATAATCTCATCATTTTCACCCTCAGGCAGTCGCCCCCTGCCAAAAGTGTAAGTTACAAAAATATCACCTTCGGTAAAATTCGTGTTAGCGAGCGCATCATAGTATCTCTGTAATCGTCTGTCATTGCATCGTTGCTGATGAACAGTCAATTCACCTTTTTTATTTGTTTTGTTATAAACGACTTTTCCTTTGCTATTCCAGCGAGCTGCAAAGTATTTATAAGTCATAACGCAATTGCCGCAGTCATACTCGACCTTTAGCCACGGCATATATATCACCTCCCGGTATTGAGGTGTGAGAAAAAAAGAAGCAAAAAAAGAGATTGAATGTGGAAAAGTGGAAAATTCTTAACGTTCGGAATATGGAAAAACAGGTTTTCCACATTCCTCGCTAAATTTCCCACTTTACGCACATTTCTACTACTACGAAAAGCAGACCTCGTTGTTGGTTGTTGAGATAGAAAAGATATATATTTTTGAAATCTGAAATTATCCTAAAAATATTACTTCTAATCAAGAGGTCAAAGAGAGCCGAAACTCTCTTGTTTACTTGACTTTTTCTGCTTTTTGTGATAATATAATTAATAGGTTTTGGTGGTAATTAACGTTATCACTTTTAAGGGCTTTGGCTTTTGGCTGAAGCTCTTATTTTTTTATACTCACACCGTTGTATTTATTACAAGCGCAAACAGCGCCTAAATCATCAATGAATGTTTCCTTTTCTTCTGTGCAGGTACACTCTTCAGCCTGTCCAAAAGTACAGTCTTTGCAAATTGAATATTCAAACTGTGTTTCGTTCATCAGGTTTTTAAAGTTAATCGCCCTGTAAACCTCGTTCATTTGACAATCGGTTATAACCTGCTGCTGACGGTTTTTATACCTTTTGCACGCTTTGGCTTCGGCTTTTGCGTGCTTTTCCTTTTTCTGCTCAATATATTCGCTAATTGCAAAAACGGCAAAAATTAAGCCGGCAATTATGCAGAAATTTATTATTCTGACTTGAATATATGTAAGCTGTATTATTAATAAGTTCATTTTCTTTCCTCCGCCAAGACAATGCGCTGTTGTGTGAAATCGTTTAAAGCGAAAATATTTACCATTGATTTACTCCCGATTTTTATTAAGGGAAAGCCTGGGCTGTTCATAAATTCGCCTGCTGCACGAACGCTACAACCGAGCGCAGTAGCTAATTGCTCTTTGCTTACAAATAGATTTTCAATGTTGACTTCATTGATTTGCTCAACAATTTCTTTCAAATTTTTGAGTTTTTCCATTTCTTCATCAACGTTACTGAATACCATTTTCCTTCTCCTTTCCTTTACCAACCTTTAGCGGAACAGCAGAGTGCTGTCGCAATAAATTTATATATACGGAGTTTCAAATTACGGCAAAAAAGTTTAATTTGTCTGACAGCAAGGACGTAAAAATTACAAAAGGGTAGATTTATTCACATTTTAAGGGAGAACGTCCTTATCCCTGCTGCTCCGTTAAAGGTTGGTAGAATTAAATTTGTTGTATTTATCTAAACTTGTCTACCTAACATTTTTAAGCTATACTTAAATTACAGAACTCGGCCAAGACTGTTATACATAACTCACACGCGCCTTTCGTTTATTATTTAAAACTACACATTTTGTGTAGTTTCATTGTAAAAAAAAGTAGATATATCAACGCCGAAATATTTAGCTAATGCAATTTTAGCTTCATCCCTCGGAACTCTTATACCTAATTCATAATTTGAAATTGCCGAAACTGTGAGGTTAGTTCCGTTTGCTACATCACTACGTTTAAGATTATTCTGAATACGAAGATTATATATTCTTTCGCCTATAATCTTAGCTTTGTTTTCAGTTTTAGATTTTGAATTCATTGTAACACCCCCATACACATTCTGTGTAGCATATTCAATATAACACACTTTTATTTTTTTGTCAACACATTTTGTGTATTTTATTCTTGATTTTTTACACGCTCCGTGTTAGAATGTAATTAACCTAAACGAAAGCAGGTACAATTATGTTTAATGAGGTATTAATAAATTTGAGAAAAAGCCAAGGCTTAACTCAAAAGGAATTAGCTGACAAAATAGGTTTATCAGCCAGTGCGATAGGAAATTATGAACAAGGCACAAGAATGCCTGATTATGAAACTTTAGAAATCATAGCAGATTATTTTAATGTTCCTCTTGATTCTCTTTTTGGTAAACAAACCGACCCTAAATCGTTTATATCAGATGATGTTTTAAAATTTGCGTTATTTGGTGGAAGTCAAGAAATAACCGATGAGCAACTTAATGAGGTTAAGAATTTCGCCAAATTCATAAAGGAGCGTGACAAGGTTGAATGAAGACCTTTACGAATTTGCAGAACAACTAAACATTAAAATATTATCGTTCAATTTACCAAATTGTGAATCTTTATCTATTTGCGACGGCGACGATTATTATATAGGTATTGATGATAAACAAATTGATAATTCTGCAAATGAAAGAGTGCATATTGCCCACGAACTCGGTCATTGCGAGACAGGTGCTTTTTATAATGAATTTTCACCTGTTGACACAACAAAGAAATGCGAAGAAGTCGCCGACCGTTGGGCAATAAGAAAACTTATTGACAAAGACAAGTTTTTAGATATGTTAGAATTAGGTTATGATATTTGGGAATTAGCCGAATATTTTAATGTAACTGAAGACTATATTAAGAAAGCATATAAATTATACTTTGAAATTAAGCCTGTAATGTAAAAGAGGAGTTAATATGGGAATATTATCCAATATCTTAAAATTTATTTCTGATAATTCAAATGCTTCGAGTGAAAATTCAAGATATAAAAGCCCAAGTGGTGGATATATGAATTATGCTGTGTTTTCTGTAAAAGGTGTCAACCCTGCAACCAATCGTAAGAAGGCATTGAAATTTGAATGTAAAACTGCTGATGTCGCAAAACAATTAGCTATTAATGCCGGCTTAATTAATATTGAAAGCGTTACTGTTATTCCATTTGACCCACCTTCTATAGAACAAATAGATGCTTGCAGAAAACATTCAAGAAATATACCAATAGGAGCTTGCAAAATAGATGTATCTTTCTTAATGGCAAAAGATATAGAAGACGAAAAAGATGCACCTTTAGAATTAATTAAAAAAGCAGACGAATTAGGTGTTAAATTCTCATATCTAACAGGAAAAGAAACACTGCAACATCTTATTAAGGAAAAGCAAAAGGAAACAAAAAATTGAATACAAACAACATTAATCCGATTGCGTATTTCATAATAACCTTTTTAGGAGGCTTTTTTGGACTGTATAAATTTATTGACGGCAAACAATTTTAACAAATAAAAAAAGACCTTCCGGCTATTGGCGTAGCCGAAAGGTCAGAAAGCAGGAGTGAAAATACACTCAAACTCGCACATAGATTGTAACACACCCCTGCTTTAATGTCAAACAAAATAAGCAGGGGTATTTTGCGCCCTTTTGTAATATGCCTGCTGCTTGAAAGGGGAATATATTATGCCAAATAAAACAAAAAGCAGAGTCAATGGGGAAGGGTCTTTGTATTTTGACAAAAGCAAAGGACGTTGGTACGGTGTTGTTACGGTAGGTTTTGACATTAATGATAGACCTATAAGAAAAAAGGTGAGTGGGAAAACTCAAAAAGATGCTCGCAAGAAGCTTGATGAATTAAAAGAACAATTGCGAAAGGGAACTTACGTTGATAAAAATAACACTCGACTTTCCGACATAATTACATTTCAAATTGAAAGGGATAAATCCCTAAATATAAATAAAGATACTTCATATCGTCGGAGACTTGATACTCTTAAAATAATCCAAGCGCATCGCATTGCAATGATGCCGATACAATTAATCGACGACTTAAATATTTTGAGCTTTTTTAATTCGATTACTCATTATTCGCAATCTACTATTCGCAAGATTTACGGTCAAATAAATTCAGCCTTTAAATATGCGCAGAATAAAGAAATAATATACAGAAATCCAATCGACCAAATTAAAATGCCTAAATCCGAAATAGCAACAAAGAAAGTTTTTGCCCTGACTGTCGATGAGCATAGGCGTTTTGTTGAGGTACTTAATAATGAAGAAAAAAACAACAAATATAGATATATCTTTTTGACTATGCTTACCGAAGGTTGCCGCTGCGGTGAAATTTGTGCTCTCGATAAGGACAAGGACGTTAATTTTAATTTTAATTTTTTATCAATTAGGCGAACAATAACAAAGGATAAAAACGATAAACCAATAATCGGCGATGAAGCAAAAACGCAAAGCGGTCAAAGAACTTTGAGTATGAATAATGCCTGCTGCAAGCTGCTGAGGGAATATATTGATACTAAATGGCAACCGAACTCTTGTAATCTGCTTTTTTATGATTTTGAAAATGATAAGCTGATAACCACTAATCAAGTTAATGCTGCCTTTTGCCGCATTATTGAAAAATACAATATTATTCCTATAACAGAGGAATTTAAACCGTTATCTGATAAAAAGCGAAAAAGAATATCCTATAAAAAATATACTTATTACAGGAGGCTTCCTGACGGCACTTTTGAAAAATTAAAAAATGAGCCGCCGCTTGATTGGGAGCGTAATTTTGGTAAATATTATTATATCGCAAAAACAAGTTACAAGCCGTATAACGTTCATCAGCTTCGACATACTTTCGCTACACGCTGTATTGAAAGTGGAATGCCTGCAAAAGTATTGCAGAAGATACTCGGACACGCTGATATTCAAACAACGCTTAATACATACTGTGACGTGTTTGAAGAATATGAGAATAAGGCGACAAAGCAAGCCGAGCAGTATATGCAGCAGTTATCATTAATAGGTTAATTGCTCCCCTCATTGCTCCTCCAAAAAAACTTTAATGTTTGTAAGTCTACTGTTTAAGCCATTTTCAAGATATAATTAATGTGTTCAAATCAGGTCACCTCGACCATAAAAAAGAGATACCAAATGAAAGGTATCTTTTTTTATTTATCAGTATGTACAAGACTTGAACTTGCGGCAGGCTTCTCCGAATTCGACGAGTCTTGCGAATGCTTTGAAACAAGAATTGCATTTGACAGATAAATTTTAAACTAGTCAAGACCTCCGGCTAAGCCGGAGGCTTGAGTAAGCCCTAGAAGGGCTTTTTACGGACGCAACCCCTAAAGGGGCGCTGAAAAATTTGTCGACCGCATTGTTTTTTCAGGCTACCCCTAAAGGGGTTATTTTTTTGCCTACTTGTTCACGCTACCCGTAAACGGGTCCACAAACTCTTTCAATTCTATTTGGTCTGCTATTTTATCTTCTGTCAATTGATTTCGTATGTACTCTTGTATTTGCTTTTTGTTTCGTCCCACTGTATCTACGAAATATCCTCTTGCCCAAAAATGTCGATTTCCGTACTTATACTTTAAATTTGCATGTCGGTCGAAAATCATCAGACTACTTTTTCCTTTTAGGTATCCCATTATTTGTGACACACTATATTTTGGTGGTATGCTTATCAGCATATGTACATGGTCTTGACACAACTCTGCTTCTATTATCTCTATTCCTTTCTGCTTGCATAATTGTCTCAATATTTTCCCTATATCTACCTTGATTTCTCCGTAAATTGCCATTCTTCTGTACTTTGGTGCAAACACAACATGGTATTGACATCTCCACCTCGTATGGTCTAAACTGTTTATGTCTTTCTCTTTCAC